CATGAACGCCAAGTGGCTGGTTAAGTTGAATAACTACCAGTACAATTGGCAAACGGCGGGAGTTTAATCAATGGCAACCGTTATTACAACTGGCGCACACCCGAAAGCTTTGTGGCCCGGTATCCACGCTTGGTGGGGCCGCATGTACAACGAACATATGGAAGAGTTTCCGGAATTGTTCGAGGCGGAGACTTCCGACAAAGCCTACGAAGAGGACGTGGAAATCACGGGCTTCGGTCTGGCCCCGGTTAAGCCCGAAGGCACGGCCATTGTCTATGATACCGAAACCCAGGGCGCGGTGTCCCGTTACACCAACGTGGCGTACGCTCTCGGTTACATCGTCACCTACGAAGAGCTTCGGGACGACCTTTACGAGGTGGTTTCCAAGCGGCGCGCTCAGGCCCTGGCATTCTCGATGCGCCAGACCAAAGAGAACGTTGGTGCGAACGTCTACAATAACGCCTTCAACTCCACCTATACTGGCGGCGACGGCGTCTCACTGATCAACACTGCTCACCCCACCCTTGCGGGTAATCAGTCTAATCAGTTGACCACGGCGGCGGACTTGTCCGAGGCCGCGATTGAGGACTTGGTCATCCAGATCATGCAGACCCAAAATAACCGTGGTCTGCGTATCTCCAACCTTCCCCAATCGCTGCACGTTCCTCCGCAGCTTTGGTTCGAGTCCAACCGCGTTCTGAAGTCGATCCTCCAGAACGACACTGCCAACAACGCGATTAACGTGTTGCGGGCGACGAACGCCATTCCGAAGGGCATTAAGGTCAATCACTACTTCTCTTCGGCCACGGCGTGGTTCATTCGGACCAACATTCCGCGTTCAATGCAATACTTTGTACGTGAGAAAATCAGTTTTGATCAGGACAACGATTTCGACACTAAGAATGCCAAAGCAGCTTGCTATGAGCGTTACGTGTTCGGTTGGACTGACTTCAGAGGTCTCTTCGGAACTGCTGGTGTCTAAAACACTATCTTGACGACAGCCCCTTAGTGTGCTATACTCCCACTATTGTTAACTCAGTAGTGGGAGTAAACTTATGGCTAGGAAGAGCAAACTCTATTTTTCGTGGAAAGCACTTAGGCAAAACAACAAGGGACGGGTAGACTCGAAATGGGACGACTATTTGGTATTCGAGAAGGACGTGGGAGAGAAGCCCGAACGTCATTATCTAGCCAAGAAGGATTTGTCTCAGCCCTGGGGGCCGAACAATTTTTATTGGAAAAAAGTGAGGCTGGACGAATCGTTTGATCACAACGACCCACAACAAGTAAGGGAGTATAACAAACGATATAGAGAAGTCAGACCCGATTATGATCGAGAAGTACGATACAAGAGGAAGTACGGCATAAGTCTAGCTATTTATGATGAAATGCTACGCATTCAGGAGGGTAGATGCGCAGTATGTGGGAACCCCGAGACGCAGGCCCAGCAAGGAGTCGTCAGACAATTGGCTGTGGATCACGACCACAAGACGGGGGTAGTTCGCCAGCTTCTAGACAACAAATGTAATGCTATTTTAGGCCATGCTGACGATTCTATTGACTTGTTATGTAAATTGATTGTCTATTTGGCCAGACACTCCGCTAGGAAAGACCCTTATATGGTCTTGGAGGATGCTAAACGGCAACTATTGGCCGCTCAGAGTGACTTCATTTAAATCTAGACTTATTCTTAAGAGCGTGTTATACTCCTTGCGTAAGCCTTAGGCGAACCCTGAGGCGTCCCGTGGGTCTCGGCCCACACGCAAGGAGTTTCGTCCGATGGCACGCTCTGCCCTTACTGCGCCCGCTCATATCGTCCAACAGCGGTCCGCTACCGGCAATGCCAACAACGCCCCGGATTCCGCCCCGTCGCTTATGTACGGCGGCTCGAATTTACTCGATCAGCGTCTTCCCTGGAACCTAGCTAACGGCCTCGGTAACGGCAACGCTGCCGCCGCTGTCGGCTGGGCAGGCGTGAACGACGTCACAGTTCTTGACTACACCCCGCCTGCGGCTTCTACCACTAATATTGCGGCCGCGAATACTGTGGTTAATGGCACCCCGATGGCGCTCGTTACTACTACCGGCGCTGGTGTTACTGTCACTTCGGCCGCGCTTACCGCGATGCCTTCCCTCAACGTTATTCCTTCTGGCACCCTCGCTATGGGTACGCAGATGGGGTATCTGTTCCTTGGTTCCCGCGATATCACGGCCTATTACGATCCGACTAAGGCTTGGGCCTGTGCGGTTCAGATTACCAGCACCAACGCTTCGGCGGCGGGCGGCGCGTTTATCGTGCGCGGCTACGACGTTTACGGCTATCCGATGGCTGAGTCGATTACCAACGTGGCCAACACTTCGGTCAACGGTAAGAAGGCCTGGAAGTGGATCACGTCGGTTACTCCGCAATTCACCGACGCCACCTACACTTACAGTGTCGGCACCACGCTCATTACGGGTCTTAATCTCGCCTCCGATAAGGCGGGTTATGTCAACGTTTGGCTGTCGGGTACGGGCATTACTACCAACCTGACCATAGTGGCCGCCGTTACCACTTCTCCTGCCACGGCGACTACTGGCGACGTTCGCGGGACCACTATCCTCACTAATGCGGCGTATACCCTTTCCGTAGCGCCTTCGGCTGCGCGCCTTACTAACAGCACCTTGTCTACTGGACTGTTTGGTGTCGCGCAGTTTACGGAGTAATAAATGGCTTCTCAGCAACGACAACTTACGGCGGCGGGGACTAGTCCTTCCATTCCCATCGACTTGAAGCAGTTCAAGTACGGGGTCGGCATTCTAGTGACCGTCCCGGCTGGCGTCTCTTGTACTTACAACGTTCAAGTCTCCGGGGATGACCCTGTAAAGTATTCTTATACGGGCAACTCTGCTGGGGGCTTCTGGAACCTTCACGACGTTCTACAAGGTCTGACTGTTAGTGCAAACAACAGCTTGGCCTACCCCGTCACCAAAGTAAGGCTGCAGGTATTAAATACAAATTCATCTGTTCTTCCCATCACACTATCCGTCATTCAGGCCGAAGGATCGGCTTAAATATTGCTTAACCAACCGGCGTATGCTATTCTAGGGAACATTTAACATGGCTACTGGCATTTCCGGTGACAATCAGGGGACCTGCACTATGAGCGTTGTCGTTACCCAAAATGAAGTCTTTACTCAGACTCCCCCGCAGAGTTTGCCGGATGCCACGTATAATCCGCAGCTTGGTGGTAAGTCGGGTGAAGCGGTCATCACCGAACTCCATGGCAAGTTTTACACGTCGGCTTATCGCAAGATTCTTTATTCGGCCAACGTGACTGCCGTTACCGTCCCCCATATTGCCTCTACCATGGTCTCGGTGTTTTCGCTCTACAACCCGCTGACTTCGACTGTCAACCTGGAACTCGTTGACTTCGACTACGCTACCGTCCTGGCGACGACCGTTGTGGATGCCGTTGGCCTTTATTGGCAGGGTTCGCCCACCGCTCAATTGGCCACCTTCACCACTATTGGCGTCCTCGGCACTAACTATTTTGGTGCCAATCCGACTTCGGCGGCCGGTCAGGGCCAGTTCTATTCGGCCCTTACCCATTCGGGCACCCCGGTCCGTATCAAAATCCTCGGCACTTACGGCGCGGTCACTACCACGGGCAACACTCCCTGCCACTACGACTTTGATGGCAAGGTCATCCTGCCCCCGGGGTCTGTGGTCTCGGTTGCCATGTCCACTGCTGCTTCCACTGCTTCGGGCATGGACCTGGGCATCACTTGGGCCGAATACCCGATCTAAGGAGAACTTTTTAAATGGCTCAAATTTCAGGTCGGTTTGCTCTCGACGCACTGCTTGGGCAGGTGTTTGTCGGTACTACTGCTGCGGCGGGCGTCACCGTTCCCGCCTACAGCAATACCGCTGCGGTGTTTGGTTTGTGGAACCCGCTAGGCTCCGGTAAGAATGCCTATCTTATCAGCCTAGCGATTGGTTTCGTCTCCACGACCGCCGCCCCGTCCAACTTCGTTGTTGGCTATCAGACCGGCGCGGGTTCGCAGATTGGCACCGGTTCTCCGGTTACTGCTATTACTGCTGTCGCTCCGGTAAATGGCCTGTTGGGCGCGGGCAACACTTCGGTCATGCGGTTCTTCCCTGGAACCGCCACCCTTACCACTGGTTGTTCGTTGCTATTGACCACTGGCACGTCGCAGCTTACCACGACCGGTGCCACCACTTCGGCTCCCTACTTCACGTCGCTAACCAAGTTTGATGGCACGGTGATCGTTCCGCAGGGTGCTTTGATCGTGGTTGGCGGCAACATTGCCACCACCACCGTTTGCGATATCTCATTGATTTGGGAAGAGGTCTAATGAATGCCCGCTCCCGTCAGTACGCTTCAACTCCTGCATGACGGGGCGCGAAACGTTGTAGTCAAAGCAACGTTCTTGTCAGGCGGTTTAGATCAGGCCGTGACTCCTATTGTCACTGTGTCTGCTCTAAATCCCAATCCGGGCACCACCCTCAAAGTCACTAAAATCCACTACGACGTCACTCCGGGTGGCATCGTCCGTCTGTACTGGGATTCTCCTCCCATTCCCACTGATATGATGGACCTGAACGGCTTCAGCTTCAGCGACTTCCGCTCTTTCGGGGGAATTACCAACAACGGGGGTCCGAACGCCACTGGAAACATCTTAATTTCCACGCAGGGCTTCACCCTGAACTACGTGTATACGATTACGCTAGAAATGATCAAGGGCGTATAATGATCGACCCAGCAATCCTGAACGGGGCACTGCACGAAATCCAACGAGAGGCAGCTAAGCATAAGAACGTGCTGGCGCTGGCCGAAGTGTTGTCGGATTTGGTGCAGTTGCATGCTGAAGTCGAAGCCGCGCAAGCGACGTTGAAAGACACTTACGACACGATCCAGCGCGAGACTTCAAGCCACGACGAATACAAGCGCAATGCCGAAATTGAAGCGGCTAGGCTTGTCGCGGATGGAGACAAATATCGCGACGGAAAGCGTCTAGAAGGTGACCGGCTGCTAGACCAAGCCTTGGCCGAAACCAATCGCGTCGTTAAAGAGCGCAAAGACAAGCTTGACGAAATGCACGCCGAACACCAAGATAAGGCGGCTGCTCTGTCTAAGGAGCAAGTGGCTCTCGAAGCCAACATTGCGGATACCCGACAGCAATTGGGGTCGCTTCAGGCCGAACACGCTGAATGGACTAATAAAGTTAAAGCCAAGAGCGCCGAACACAAAGAATTGGTTGACCATCACACGGAGTTCTTGCGAAGCATTGGCGCGAGGTAACGCCCGGTGGCCTTCGCCGTCCCCAACATTCTTATGCGACGACATAAGAGGGTAGATACTGCCCCTGTCATAAATTATGTCGCAGGACCAATGCCGCCCCCCGGCCCTCCTTCAGGTGCGGATGCACTATTGTTAGCTGACGGTACTGATTTCTTACTGCTCGTTGATGGGACAGATCACTTGTTGATCATAAGTTAACATGACTAGCAAAACTCTAGAACAGATACTAACGGCCAACCCCCTCAGTTCGCTGACAGGGTCGGAGCCTATTTATACGGTATCTGGCGGGGCTGACGCTGCATTTACCACAAGCCTCTTGATCGGACGCACCCTCCTCCCCGGCAACGCCTCCTACTACGTCAATTCCGCAACCGGCAGTGACAGCAATCCGGGGACGGCGCTGTTGCCGTGGAAAACTCTACAACATGCTTGCGATTATACCGCGACCACACTCGATGGCGGCGGGAATAATCTAACAATCAATCTCGTGGGGGCGGGCCCATACACCGCCTCTGTTGTTCAAACCTGGGTTGGATTTCTAACCGTCAGCATCTTCGGTGCAGGCTCATCCACAACGACAATTAACGGTCTAAACTTTGGTGAGGAAGCGGGCAGTCTAATAGGAAGCGTCGTAAACCTCGACTCCGCGACCTTTTGTGATCCTAGTGGTGGTGGCGGCCAAGGTTGCATTATCAACTATGCTGTATGCAATCTTCAACTCGGCTGGATTAATGGGGACTGGAAAACCTTAGAGCAGAATAACGGGGCGCACATTGCTTGTCGCTCCCCCGGCGCCATTATTTCAATTGCCGGGACCGGGGCCATGAGTGGCAATTGCAATAGCTTTTTTGAAGCTAGCAACGGCGGCCAGGTCTTTAATCAGGCAACCGTAACAATAGACAACACATCGAATTGTGTGGACGGGTTTACCGCAGCAAGCAACGGAGGCTATTTACAAGATACCGCAACTTATATCAACGCCCCGGCCTCTCCTACACAAAAGTTTTTTGTCGGCGCCAGCGGTGTTATTGCGGTTCCATCTACCGGGTCCGGTACAATTGCCGATGTAAATCACTTTCCCGGCGATCAGCCCGGCATTGTCGAGGAAGGCGGGACTTACTGCGAACAAAATACCGATGGTTATCTGCCTCTGCAAAACATTGCCACCCCCACAACGGGCGGCACTGTCAATATGCAGTTGCTTTATCCACATCAAATTCTTACTCCGTCAGGAACTCTCGCAACTCTAACCATTAATTTGCCGCCGATTTTCAACATCCCAAATGGTTCTTGGCCGGTCAATAGCGTAATCGCGGTTATTTCCACCACAAAAACAATCACCGCGCTAACGGTTGCGACAACGGATGGGAGCACCATCACTGGCGCCCCCACTACCCTGGCCGCCAATAGCGGCTTCGGGATGAAATACGATCAGGCAACTAACCAATGGTATCCCTGGGTTATTGGGTCTGGCGGTACTACCAGCCTCATCAACAACTCGACTCCGATTAGCGGCGGGTCTGCTGGGCAGCTTCTCGTTGATAATGGAGGGACTCTAACTGAAAACACAACGCTGACCCTCTCGGGCGGTTCTTTTACCGCACAGACAGGAGGTATCGGGTTTGTAGTACCGAACGGCCCTTCTGATTATATCTTGATGTCTATTGGTGGTGGTGCCACTCACGGCATTAATTTCACGAACGCCTCGCAAAACTATATTTTCTTTCTGTTTGAGACGGCGAACGGCGACACAGATGCCATCCAATTTGCTTCTCTTTCCACTCAAGTTATGCCGCTTAATCAGGCCGGTGGTTTTCAGCCAGCGGAGTTTTCTTTCATTGATCCGGTGTACGGCTGGTCATGGTTTAGGACGGGAGCAGGCGTCACTTCAATTCATTCCGATGGCACGGTAGGGGCGCTGGGGTTTGACAATGCGGCTTATCAGGCATCACAAAATCCCGATGTATTGCTTGTGCGCGGTGGCGCTGCCCATCTTCAATTTGGTTATTATGACGCCGCATCGCCGATAGCTCAGACACTTGGAGTGCAGAACGTCGTTGCTGGTAACGCCAATACTGCTGGCGTTACCTGGACGATGCAGGGTTCTCTTAGCAACGGTTCTGGTGCTGGGGGCGATATTGTTCTTAAAACAACGCAAAGCACAGCATCGTCTGGCGTTCAAAATACTGCGCTTCCTGCCTTGACACTAAAGGGTGGAACCCAAAGCGTTGTTGTTGGCAACGCTGCGCTCGCAACGAATGCAACAGATGGTTTTCTTTACATTCCTACCTGTGCAGGGACGCCGACCGGGACCCCAACAGCAATGACTGGTCGTATCGCGATGGTTTATGATACGACCAATCATCAGTTTTGGTTTTACGACGGTGGCTGGAAACAGCCAAAGACGCCTGCGGGTGCAGCAATAGTTAACTGGCAATAAGGAAAGTATCATGGCCAATCCAATAAACTTCATCAACAGCTACGCAGCTAACATTTCTCAGTTGGTGCAACTTCTGCAAACTCTGCAATTGCAAAATTTGCAATTGACGGATGATGCAACGCTAGTCACAAACTACTTCAAGGCCAACCCGGCTGGAGGCCCACAACCGCGCACCGACATTGCCGCCCAGGACGTAGCCAACGCCCAAGCCGCGTTAGTGCAAATGCTGTTCACCTTCAATAGCGGCTCGCCCACGCAAGCCTCTTACCTGCTCAAGATGATGCCGTGACCGTCCTCGCCAACATCGGCAAGACCGTCACAATGCAGAGTGATGTAGAAGAGGCTTTTAAGAAAAAATGATCTCCCTTTTTGATTATCCGCCCCCCGCCATTTACGACCATCCCAGTTCGGCGGGAGTGGTAATACAACCTCTGGAACGGGTCCGAAAGACCTGTTACAATTTGGGCGTTCGTCTGACCCACGGATTGCTGTTTGGTTGTTCATGGAGAGGCCCGGCAGGATGCACCATAGTAATTCCTGAAGTAGATTCAGACATTACTCAAGACGACCAAAATGCCGTTCGCCGTGTCGAGAACGCTAACTGTAATGGCTGGCCCAAGGGGAGTCGAGAGTAGTGCGCTTTATGCTCAATTCCGCGATAGTGTCCACCCTGGTCGTCGTGGGATTCATAGCCGTATTGTTGACACTATTAGTCCATCCAGTCAGCTTGGTCGGAGATATTGCCGACATATTCAAAGTGTTAGTGGGGGCTTTGTCCACTCAATTCGTTACCGTCGTCCAATATCACCTGGGTAGTTCGGCCGGGTCTAGGGCTAAGGACGAAATTATTGCCGGAATGACGCCGCCGCCTAAATAGACTCCTAACTCTCTCTATGGTATAGTATTCTATGGCCCCTCGCACCGTATTCGCAAACCTCCAGGACGGTCTTCAGGCCTTCAGCCTGTTTGACCAAATGTTCGCCGATACCGGCAATTTAGGTGTCATTCCATGTCTGGTCACGGGCACCAACACGCTCGTCCTCACCCCTATTTCCTCCGCCTTTGCCCCAAATGTCCTTGCTTATACTAACTACCTAACTTTTTCTTTTTTGGCCGGGGCCACCTCCACCGGAGCTATTTCGGCCAGTGTAGCGGGCTTCGCCTCACTTCCGGTTTACATTTCGGACGGCGGCACGGTAACGCAGGCTGGTGCCGGAGCGACAACTGCGGGGGCGTTGTATTCAATATCATACGTGTCCTCTTTGAATAGTGGCAATGGGGGATTCTTCCTAGGTAATGTAAGTTCTGGCGCAGGGGTCAGTGGTCCGGCGACTTCGACAGTCGGCCATCTGGCCACTTGGAACAATACTACAGGCAGCTTGTTACAGGATGCGGGCGGCGGCACGGTCACGGGTGCTTACACTTGGTCCGGCACTCAAACTATTTCCATAATCACTGCCCCGGCAGCCACTAATCTGACCCTTAATGCCCCGACCGGACAAGCTGTTGCGCTTTCTATTAATGGCGCTATTCAAGTTGCATTGTCGGTATCAGGCGGATTTTATCCCAACTCCGACAACGCAATTACATTGGGAGACAATACCAACCGTTGGTCGAACATTTGGGGCGTTACTGCGACACTAAGTACGTCATTGACGGTGCCAGAGGTAACGTCGCCAGCGTCAAACAACCTTGTGCTTAACGCGCCGACCGGCCAAGTTGTCTCGCTTAGTCTAAACGGCAGCGCATTAGTCAATTTATTTTCTGGTGCGCTCTATCCAGTAAATGATAATTCATTGCAGCTAGGTCTCAGCACAAATCGCTGGTCACAAATCTGGGGCGTTCAAGGCACCATTCCGACGATCTATGGCGGCACTGCGGCCAACTCAACACTAACGCTGCAATCGACCAGCAACGGAAGTCCTAGCGGCGACAGTATCACTCTTAAGGGCGCTTATACGAATATTGTTCCGGCAACCGGAACAAGCGCCGTTTTATACATTGGCGCAACCGGAAGTTCCTCTGGAACTCTAGGACTTTTAAGTTCAACGGCGGGATCAACGCTCCAAACTATCGTGCCAGCGTTAAACGCCAATGGAACGGCGACACTTCCGGGGGGCACTTATAATATCGTTGGCGACTCTATTACACAAACATTGACTAACAAGACTATCGCGGGGGCGAACAACACCCTGACTGTTAGACTCGCCAACGATGTTTCCGGAAATCTCCCGGTTGGCAATTTGAATTCGGGAACGTCCGCTTCTTCGTCTACATTCTGGCGCGGCGACGGCACGTGGGCATCTACTACTGGCGGGGCAATGACCTTCTTAACTTCGTTGACAGCCAGCAATTCAGCGTCGTTGAGCGATACGACGCATATTACTAACACTTACACGTCATATTTGCTTGTTTTCCAGAACATTGTTCCAGCGACTAACGAACGGATTATGGAGTTCCAAGTACATTCTGGCGGGTCGTTCCAGAATACGGGGTACAATGCCATAACACTGCTTGCTGCAAATTCCGCTGTGGGCGCTACAGACAGTAACTCCACGGCGTATATTCCAATCGGTCAGGCGTCGGCTAGCACCAACCAGTCTATTGGTAATGCCTCGCCGGGAGTGTGCGGTACGCTCACTATTTTTAACCCCTCAGTTAGCCAGAAAACTAGCATAATCGGACAATTTAGCTATTTAGGCGGAGGCGGTGCTGGCTGGCAGGTTGTTGGTCAAGTTTTTGGTTATTGGAACACAGCCGGTGTTATTGATGGCTTCCAGGTTTTAATGGATTCGGGCAACATTACGTCCGGTTCTATCTTAATTTATGGCATATCTTAAACAGGAGAGTAGAAATGAAAGTTATCGTTATGTTAGATAAGGACCGGTTTAAGTCTAAGGAAATTCTTGCCCAAATCTTGTCGCTAAATTCGGGCAAGGACCAGCTTAACGTGGCTGAAATGCGGAAGCGCATTAAAGTCCTAGACAAGATTGAAATGGCCACGGATGAACTCACGTTGGAGGACTCCGAATATAACACCTTGCGTCCTCTGGTCGAAGGGTTTAACTTCTCCGTGGCGCATAAGGATTTACTCGCCGTGCTGGACGCAGTTCTGGACGCCAAAGATGGCTGATGACAAACACTACGTACCGGGTTCGTTCTATCGTATCTGCGATATTACGGGCTTTAAGGTCCGCGCCGAACGCACCCGCAAAATGTGGTCGGGAACGATCCGTCGTATCGCCAGTTGGGAAGCCCGGCAGCCTCAGGACTTCGTCAAGGGAGTAAAGGACGACCAAGCGGTGCCTGATCCCCGGCCGCGCCAAGTTGATCGCTTTATTAACCAGGACGCGGGTACAGGGCAATTTCAGGTGTACGGGGATCAAGCAGACGTTTACGGAGCAGAGTTCCTGGTTCAGAATAACCAAGGCCCGGCGTACGACACCGGGTTGTTTTCTAACTATAATAACAACGGCACGGCTGAAATGCAGGAACTTAACGGCACAGTGCCCGCCGTGACTGCGGCCTCGCTCAATCAGTCTATGAACCGTGGGCCGGGAGACAGCGAGTGACAACGAGTGGTTCGTATTCATTTAACTATAACAGGGACCAGATTATTCGGGCCGCATACCGAAAGATCGGTGCTATCGAAGCCGGTGAAATTCCGTCTGCCGAAATGACACTCGACGGCGCTGACGCACTTAACATGATGGTCAAGGAGTGGGAAGCCACTGGAATTCATATTTGGACCGAGGAAGAGGGGGTGTTGTTCACCCAACCCGGCCAGATTGAGTACCAGATCGGCCCTAACGCTCCCGACAGTTCGACCAGCGAACTCACCTCTCTTAGTTCCTATGTTTCCACCTCCGTGGTGGGTATTGCTGGCACCGCCCTTACTGTGGCCTCTGCCACAGGTATCGCCGCTACCTACAACATTGGAATAGTGTTGAACTCCGGAAGTCTGTTCTGGACCACGGTGAACGCCATCACTGGAACGAGCGTCACATTGACTGCCGCGCCGCCGTCCGGAGTTAACGGCGGCAATTTCGTGTACGTTTATCCTCCGGGTAATAGCGCCAATTCGGTAGGCATCGGTATCAAGCCCCTGCGCATCCCGCAAGGTCGCCGCCTGTACCTGCCGTCCACTATCTTTACTGAAATGCGGCCCTTCTCCCGGCAGGACTATTTCAATCAACCTAATAAGAACAGCCCCGGCACGATCACACAGTTCTATTTCAGCCCTCGTTTAAACGTGGGGCTGGTGTACTTGTGGCCGTCGCCTCCCGACTGTAACAGCGCCTTCGAATTCACATGGTATAAGCCTATTCAGGATTTCGACGTCGCTGGTAACACCCCTGATTTGCCTGTCGAATGGGTGTCTACTTTAGTTTACAATCTTGCTATTGAAATGGCCCCGGAATACGGCGTGCCTCAGGACGTGTACAACATGGTAAGTACCGCCGCTGCCCAGAAATTAGATCGATTGATGGGTTGGGATCGGGAACCCGAGTCCGTTCAGTTTGGTGTCGATTTCAGCCAGATGGGTTAATCATGCAGATACCCTTCTGCACCCAGTCTTATCGTAGTCGTTCATTGCCGTTGTCCGCGCAGCGCGCCGTGAATGTGTGGGCCGAGGCCCAGCCCCAAGACGCCAAGTCTCAGATGGCCATTTTCGGCGTCCCTGGTCTGGTTAATTGGGTTACTGTCGGCGCTGGTCCCATTCGCGGCATGTGGGTCCTGAACAACATTCTTTATGTCGTATCTGGTCTTTATCTGTATTCGGTTACTTATAGCGCCCCTTCCGCTCCTGTCATCACCCAACTTGGCGGTACGATTGCTGGCACTTCCGTGGTGTCCATGTCGGACAACGGTACGCAGCTTCTTATCGTTAACGGCACGCAGGGCTACATTTACTCCCCGAATACAGGGTTCTTGCTCATTACTGATCCCAATTTTAATCCCTCCACCATTGTCACCTTCTTCGACGACCTGTTCGTTTTGACCTGGACCGGCACCAACAAGTTCTTTATTTCCGCCGAGCTAGATGGCACCACTTATGACGCACTCGACTTTGCCTCGGCCGAAGTGCAGCCCGGTAATATGGTGTCCCTCGTCAACCAACAGGAAAACTTGCTGGTCTTTGCTTCTCACCACATTGAGACGTGGTACGACGCGGGGAACGTAAACTTTCCGTTCGCCCGTTATGACGGCGCGACTATCGAGCGCGGCTGTATCGCCCCCTTCTCAGTGGTCAAACAGGACAATTCGGTATTCTTCCTGGGCGATGACCTTATCTTCTACCGGCTGAATGGTGTCGTGCCGGTTCGAATTTCCACTCATGCTATCGAATACGCTTGGAGTCAGTACGTGACGCAGGCGGATGCTTTCGCCTTCACTTACACTTGGGAAGGCCACAAGTTTATCACGCTTACCTTCCCTACGGCTAACGTCACGTGGGAATATGACATTGCCACCAATCTCTGGCACGAGCGCCAGTCCTTCAATGCTCAGAATCGTTCGATGGGCCGCTGGCGGGCCAACGCCTTCTGTAATGCCTTCAACATGAACCTGATCGGGGATCAGTTCTCGGGCCAGATCGCCTACATGTCGGATACCACTTACACTGAATTCGGCCTGCCCATTATCGGAGAAATGGTTACACCGATTATCCACTCGGATCGCAAGCGGGTGTTTATGTCGCGCTTCGAACTCGACGTCGAAACGGGTGTGGGTGCCACGACCGGACAAGGTTCGGACCCACAAGTAATGTTGTCGTGGTCCGACGATGGGGGTAGAACTTTCAGCACTCAACAGATTTGGCACAGTGCTGGTCAATTGGGGGCATATCGTCAGCGTCTCCGTTGGCTGCGTATGGGACAATTTCGAAATCGCGTGTTGAAAGTAACGATATCCGATCCGATCCCGCGCAACATCATTGCCAACAACGCCGACCTTCGAGTAGGAACTAGCTGATGGTAGCCCCGGCACAGAACATTTTGACTCCTGCCGCTAGGTTACCCTTCGTGGACCCAAAGACCGGCATGCTAACCATTCCGGCGCTACAGTTGCTTCAACAGCATGCTCAGGCACTAACGGGGGGCGTGCCTTCTATTCCAAGCACCGCGACCCACGCTTCCAACGTGTTTACACTCACTCCCTATAGCAACAGTCCGCAATTTGCCAATTATTTCGATTTCCAGCCCTGGCATTTCATGGCCCCCGCTACTTCCACGGGTTTAGTAACAGCCACGGTAGTCCCTCTAACTGGAGTGTTGCCCACACTACCAGTGTACAAGAATAACGGAGGTACTCAAGCAAATAGTGGGGACATTGTAGCCAATAGAATCTATACGGCCATGTATCACTCTGGACTAAATTCAGGAAATGGTGGTTTCGTATTATCATGAGGAAACAAGACAATGCTGATCAAACGACACTACACAGCCGACTCTCTTAATGAAGTCGTTAATCACCCAGACATTTTCAAGTGGGTAAAAGGGGGTTTTAAAGGCTCTAAACTTGACTTAACTCCTGTTGTCGAAAACGAGGACAACGTACTACTTATGGGACAGTGGGGCGGCGTATTGTTCGTCCAGAAGCAACTAAGTCTGTTCGAGGCTCACGTGTCGGTATTGCCCGAGGGCAGAGGCAAGTGGGCACTCGACATGGTAAACGAAGCACTAAAGTGGATGTTTACCAAGACTAACGCTGTCGAAATCACGACGCGCGTTCCCAAGGGCAACTTGGGTGCGCTAGCCCTGGTACGTGCCATTCACGGCGTTCTCCAGTTCACGCTGCCAAAGGGGTGGGTTTTTGACAACAAATTCGTACCCGCAGGGGTTTATTCTCTCACAGTTCAAGATTGGCAGCGAACAGCGCCCGGCTTAGTGGAGCGCGGGCAGTGGTTCCACCATAGACTAGAATCTGAACAAAAGCAACTAGGTAATTTCAAACCCAGCCATGAGGACGATCCAATCCATGACCGGTATGTGGGTGCCGCAGTGGAAACCATTTTGGGTGGACAAGTCCACAAAGGCGTGATATACTATGGAAGGTGGTCAACCATGGCGGGGTATGTCCCAATACATATTGTAACTGAAACCCCCCTCGTCCTAGATATCGGCACCGCTTTAATTTCTGTTCGTAATAACAACTTTTGGGTTCTCGGATGCCGATTGGCGCAACACTAGGGGCAGGGGCACTCGGCGCAGGGGCCAATTTATTTAGCGGCTTCCTGGGGTCGAGTGCTGCTTCTAAGGCAGCGGGTCTCCAGGCTAACGCCATTACCCAAGGCACAAATGCCGCCTATGCGCTTGGCGAACAAGGCCTCGGCCTCCTTACCCCTTATGCTAATCGAGGCAACGCGGCGGGCGACACGTTGGCCTCATTCTACGGCCTGCCGGGTTCGACCCCGCAAGCCGGGGGTCCAGGGGCGTTACCTCAAGGGTTCATTAACTCTCCCGCTTACCAATTTCCGTTCCAACAGGGCCAGCGGGCCACCAACTTCGGTTCGGGGGCGTCTGGCCTATTGCAATCAGGTGCGGGCCAAAAGGCCTTGACCCAATTCGGGTCGGGTCTGGCCTCGACTTATCTTATGAACAACTACATCAACCCCCTCATGTCCCTTTCAGGGCAAGGTGCGGGTGCCGCGCAATCCGCTGCTGGTTTGTCTGGTCAGTTGGGCCAAACCATGATGACGGGCATTGCAGGTGCGGGCGCGGCTAATGCTGGCGGTGTGGTCGGCAGCGCTAACGCCTTGACTGGCGGTCTCACGGGCGCTGCCAGTTCCTTGACGGGAGGTATCGGCAATTTGGCCCTACTCAGCCTGTTGGGCCGGGGCACCGGCACGAACGGTAGTCCATCTAATAGTCCCAGCAGCTATTCCAACATATTCCCCAACATATTTGGTAATGGCGGAAGTTTTTGGGGTGGTAGTGGCAGCACTGGCGGCGGTAGTGTCTTCACTACTGGTGCGCCTGCCTTTAATTCTTATGGTGCATAATGGCTCTTGGTGATTTTACCCCGGTAGCGTTGGGTGTTAGACCCCCTGAACCCGTCAAGCCTTTTGACTTGGGCGGCACACTCAAGACTGTGTCCGAAATCCAGAGTAATCAGGCCTATTCTCAGAACGTACAGTCTGAAATCGCGACCCGCGCTAACGACGTGTTCCGCAATCAGTTAGCTTCTGCCGCGCAGGACATTATCCAGCAGCCCAACGGCGTAGACAAGGCCAAGCGCTGGGATGCCTACGTTGAGAAGTTTCACAATGACGGCCATTTGAACGACGCCACCTATCAATACTACAAAAAGAATGGTCCGTCTGATCTGGTGCTGCACCAAGCCATAGCTTCGGGGCAAACCCCCGGCGAATTCGGCGCGGTTTCGGGTCAGACGGCGGGTAATGAGGCCCGAGCTAAATTCCCCTACGAGAATACTCAGTATGACCCCTCGAAACCCTTCGTGTTCCCGGCCTTCCAACCCGGCGCACCGGGATCGGCCACATGGGGTGGACCTGCCTCCAGAGGGGGTGTACCTGCCGCCACGAGTGGCCCTCCGTCGCCCTCCGGACCTAGTCCCCGTGCGCCCGCCGCGCGGACCGCTACCCCTGGCGCACCCACCGCTAACGAGGATGGCACGGACACTTCCGTGTCAAACAAGGATAACCCTTATTATAAGTCGGCCCCCGTGCAGCAAGTTGGACGGCAACTTCCGACAGGCCCAGGAGTGCTTAATCAAGGTCGTGACCCCCTCGCTATAAAAGCGGGAGAGGATTCCCAAAAAGAACTTCAGGATATTTCCGATACCGCTCAGGCGGCCACTAAGACCCAGGGTGAATTGGGGTCCATGGAGTCCGAACTTAAAAGCGGCAAGGTTAATACTAGCCGATTGGCCGAACTTAAACAGACGGTGGCTGGTTATATGTATGGTATGAGCAACCAATCTCCCGAGGCCATTAAGGAAATTCAGAGCGTCTTGGGTCTAAATCTGCCCTGGAGCGAAGTGTTCACCAAGGATTCCACCCGCATGGGCCTAACCTTCGCTAGACAGACCGAAGGGGCGCGCGAAGCCGTGCAAGCCATTCGTATCGCGCTGGGTGCCAACCCGTCGCTCTTGAACACCACGCAGGGTAACTTAAAGATCATCCAAATCATGGATCAGGGCGCTCGATACGACATAGAGCGCAGCAAGATGGCCCAAGGTTATGTGAATAAGCAACAAGACGCTACAGGCACGCCGCACCTCGTCGGTTTTGACAATTGGGTGGCCAGCACCAACCCGCCCGGCAAATTCATCAGTAAGGCCGTGCCATACCAAGTGCCGACTCTCAAAAATGGTGCCCCTGACGCAACCCAACTTAAAGATGGTTACACCTACGAGAACTTGCCTAAGCATCCGGGCGTTACAGGGGTGTGGGACGCGCAACATCAACATATGGTTCCGGTGGCACAATAATGGCTGGCACAGCCCCTATTTCTCTGGAGGACATGGCCCCGGACCCCGGCTTTTCTGGAGCGCCGTTGGACCCCAAAACGGGGCGGCCTGTTATCACTATAACTCCGTCTAAACCTATCTCTCTGCAGGATATGACTCCACAGGGCGGTTCTGACACTGAACCAGATAAAACGACCCACACTGGAGTGGTCGCCGTCCCCGATACTTTCTCCGACGCGTTTCGCCATTTAGGTGCGGACTTTTCTAACCAAATGCTAGCGGGTTCTCAATTTACCACACCAGTCATTGAGGCCCATCGCAAGAATTACATCGGAGACGTGTCGGGAGAAGACGACAGCGGCGAACCCGTGTATAAGGACGACAAGGGGGCAACGCGAAATGTAGACACCAAAAGCCAAGTCATGCTGATGGACCCAGACGACGGGAAGATGAAAGTCTATAACAGGACGGACAATACCGACGTGGACACGGGCGTAATGGGCCGAATTACGGGGCTTGGCCGATGGTTTACGCAAGCGTTTGCGACAGGTGCGCCAACTGGCGTATTGAAGGCTCCCGACCTACTGGGAGCCGCTGCGCGGCAGGGGGTCGAACTACCTAAGGCTATCAACGCCCCTGAAGTTGCTGCCACTGTGTCTAAAGTTCCGTTGGTAGGCCGCCCTATCGCCAATGCGGCAAGTTCAGCTATCGACCAAATCGACCAAGCAGCCACTCGCGCTACGCAATTACCGACTGGTCAAATCGTAGGCCCCGAACAAGCGGGCGAAACCACACGCGCCGCAATTACCGACTACGCAGCACCGAAGACAGGCGTTCTCGCTGACCGGGTCAACAAAGCTTATGATGACGTGAAAGCCGCCTTCACTGATCCGGACGTTACGCACGAACCCGCGAACGCACTTCAATTTGCTTCAAAGCTACAACAGAAGTATGGTAAAGCCGACCTTGGCTGGCCCAAGACCATCACGGATCAAGTGTTAGGGCCAATCACCAAGCCGGGCGGTTTGGACTACGACTCTTTGAAATTGGTCCGAACTCGCGTCGGCGAAATGATCGAGAACCCGACACTGCTACCTGAAGGCGTGTCCCCCAACGAACTTAAAGGGTTGTATGGTTCACTATCCGAGGACCTGAAGGACTTGGTGACTAAGGCAGGCGGCGACGCGGCGCTCTCTAAGTTCACTCGTGCTAACACCTATAACCGGCTGGTGAATGAGCGTCGCGCGTCGCTGCAGCGCGTGCTTGGCCCCGAATCACGTAGCGACGAAGGACTATTTGGCACGATCATGCGCATGGCGGGTTCTACTAATTCAGCCGATGCGAAGACCCTCGCCGTGGCACGCAAGGCAGTAGGTGAAGAAGGATGGCGCGACGTGGCTTCCGCCGCCGTAAACAAACTGGGTCGTCGAGTAACGGACGAGGGTAACGAAATCTTTACGCCCGCTAATTTCGCCAAGGACTATGGCAAATTATCAGAAGCCGGTAAGAACTCGCTGTTTGGATCGCCTGGATATTCGGACCTGCGCAAAGCACTCGATGACATAAACTTGATTTCAACCAACGTGGGTGGTAGATTGCAAGGACTGGCACACCCCGCTGGAATAATGCACGGGGGTTTTGGTGTCGTAGCTGCTTTGGAAGCCTTGGAATCAGCCAGAGGGGCACTGCATGGCGACCCCACGGCAGCACTAGCGGGCGTCGGAACGCTGGCAGCGACTGCGCCCGTTGCGTGGTGGTTGGCGTCAGCTGCAAATGCGGCCCGGGCAGCCAAGTGGTTGGGTCTATATAAAAGGTCTCAATTGGCTAATTTAAACAACACGGTACAGGCCGCGAAATATGACCAATAGATTTTTCAGTCCCAATCAACAGTTCTTCGCCAACCCGGTGACGGGCGCTCCGCTGACCGGGGGCTTCTTATACTTTTATGCATCGGGCACGTCCACTCCGCAGAATACCTATTCGGACTCGGCCCTGTCCGTTCCTAATGCCAATCCGGTCGTGTTGGACTCCAATGGGTATGCCAACTCCATATTCTTAGCGGCATCAGCCTACAAAGTCGTCTTGACCGACTCCAACAACGTTCAACTGTGGACGTTCGACCCCGTGTGGTCGTCAGACTTCAGCACTTACGCGCAGTTCCAGGTAGTGTCGGGTAATCCGAACGGCCAGACGGCAGGCATCGCGGGCACCCCCGGCACTCTGCCCGGTTCGTCGGTCGCTTGGGACTACGTTCACCAGATTTTGTATGTGTGCACCACGACCGGAACGTCCACTACAGCCGTTTGGACCGCTGTTAACCCCTCGTCTGCGGCGGGAACCGTGCTTATTCCGGTGCCGGGGGGTCGTCTCACTCCGACTTCAGGCACACCCGTTATCAGTTCGGACGTGACGAGTGCCACGTCGTTTGTTTATACCCCATATCGGACCAACCAAATTCCTATTTATAACGGGACCGCTTTTACGGTCCAACAGTTTTCCGAACTCACGATGAACTTGTCTTCTAATCAGAACGCTTCGACGATCTATGACGTGTTCGTGTTTAACAATGCCGGAGCCATTACATTGGTGTGCGGTCCCGCTTGGTCTAGTTCAACCGCAGGCTCCTGTTCTCGCGGCACGGGGGCTGGTACTTCTCAATTGTCGTATATCAACGGTATCCAAGTCAACACAGTGTCCATGACGGCCTTGAACGGGGCGACGTCCTATACTATTCCTGCCAATCAGGCCACGTACGTCGGGTCAGTATTCATCGACGGCACGGCGGGGCAAATTACGTGTAACACGTCGTGGGGTCAAAGTCGCAAATTTGCTCTGTGGAATGCCTATTGGCGCGTTCCGATAACATTGCAGGCGGGGGATTCCACTGCATCCTGGGCTTATCAGACGGGAACAATTAGGCCGTCAAATGGTGCTACGGCCAACAGTTTAACCACATTCACAGGGTTAGCGGAAGAAACACTTAATCTGTCCTTCGCACAATTTGTAGAACCCGACAACCTAATCAACACGCGAGTTAACATGACTATCGGTATTGGATACAACTCAACTACGGCATTTTCCGGCACGACTGCTAAATTGGAAAACATTTTTGGTGCCGTCTCGACCAACACGGATGCCGTTGGTTCTACAATTATAGCCAGTTTTAATCCGGCGATTAGTCTTGGCATTAATACAATTACGTCGCTAGAAACCATTAATAGCACTACTTCTATTAATACCTTTTTCGGTACTCAAGCCTTAATGCTTTTGTGGGCGCAGTGGAACGGATGATTACTTACTGGTTGGTCAAGCACCTCGACCCCGATTGGAAAGTTGCCCACAAACTGTGGAGCGTGCGACTATGCCTGTTCTGGTCCGTGGTGGTCGGAGCCTACATGGCGCTACCAGCATTCCAAGACTATATGACACCGTACCACTTTCTGTTCGTGTGCATCTTTGGCTCCATAACTATTGGCCTTGCCCGACTCACTAACCAACCGGGGATTAGTTGATGAGCATTCTTGATCACCCTCTTATCAACACCAAGACTAAGAAAGCTGGATGGGCGGCGGTTCTCGCCATCGCGATTCCCTTGGTTGGTAATTATGAGGGATTATTCCTTCACCCTTATCGAGACGTAGTTGGTGTCAAAACCGTGTGTTACGGGGCGACCGCCGCCGATCACGTGGACCTGTCGCGTTCTTACACTAAGGCCGAATGCGATAAAATGCTTGGCGACGACCTGCCCAAGTATGACGCCATGATCCAGAAGTGTCTAACCAAAGAGGCCTACAATGCTCTTCCCCCGCATCGCCATGCGGCTCTTGTTTCTTTTGTCTATAATCTCGGCCCTGGTTCTGTCTGCAGCGGTGGCGTGGGACGCGACCTTAATCGCGGGAATGTCAGTGCTGCTTGTCACGACATGCTTGCTTATGATCATGCTGGCGGGCGTCGTATCAAAGGACTAACCATTCGCCGCCAGTCCGAATACAAATTGTGTATGGAAAATGATTAACTTCTTCACCGTTCAATCTTTCTTCGCCGGGACTTGGGACCTGATCTGGCACCAAGGTCTCGGTATCGGCGCTATTATTTGTCTGCTGTTGGCCTCGTATTTCAGCCCGATAGCCAAGAAAGACTTGTTCTACGCCGCTATGATCGTCGGTGCGTTTCTATTGGCCGAGGACCTCGGTATTCATGACGAATCCAAGCATGTCGCTGCGCAGGAGCAGGTCCTAGACAAAAAGATCACTAGCGTGGTTAAAAAGGCTAAATCCCCTAAGATGCAGGCAGCCCATGACCCGTGGAATAGCCCTAATAACTAGCCTCATGCTCGCCGGGTGCGCGACGACCAACGGTCTGTCGCCGACCCAAGTAAAACCCGTATGCACGGCTCTTATCGGCCCCCTCCGGTACAACACTTTCAACAAGGACAGCCGCCGCCACGCGGGACCGGACTTGGCCGTGGACCTTCATCAGCGCAATTCGGTGGGACAGCAATTAGGCTGTCCGCAATATAAGATAAAACCATGAAAGCGATTTTAATACTGTTGGCCCTGGACCCGTTCTGCTTAAAGATTCCACACATTGCGTGGTACGTGTCAATTGATAGGGCCGTTAACACGGCACGGGACACCTACGGAATCAAAGAGCCTTTTTTGTCCAAGCTGCGCGCCTGTCTCCTTAAATCCATGCCGGAAGCCAAATGATGCCCAATGGTCTCAGCCCAGTCGAATTATTGCTCCAACAGGTCGGGGAGATAAACGGCAAAATCGATGGCATTCTTCAAGGTGTTGAAGACATTAAAGACGACAACTTGCGTTGTCATGCCGACCGCGACGACCTGCACAAAGACATTGGAAGACTGCGAAGCAGGCAGTCTTGGATCGTTGGAGTCGGAACGGGAATAGTTACCCTATTGACTTTCGTTGGAAGCCTTCTTCACTTTCGAACGCCTTAGAATCCGTATAGCCAAGTACGCCATTACGCGCCCGATCTGCTGCGGGTCCTGTTGTTGTAGGTGCACGTGCAGCGCTAAATAGGAAATTTCATTCATTTCTTCCTCGGTATGATTTCGCCCCGATGCCAGTGCCCACAATCCATACACTGAAAGCGTTGATACTTGCGGTTCAGGGTAACTTGGAAACCGCGCCGCTCCGTGTTAAGTGACTGGCACACCGGGCAGCCCGACTTCTCCGTGAAGGCGTCCAAATTCGGGTGGCTCGTCATATAGGGCTTCAACTTGTCGTAGACCTTCTCCAGGAGAACGACGTCGCGCCTATTATAGCGCTCCATGGCGTCCCACGCCTCGTCGTCGCCCGCCATCGTGCGCCGCCACAGGTCGAACCCAGTATTTGGCAGTTTCTTGCCGACACCCAAGAATTGCCCCAGTGTGTCCAACTTGTTGCTGTCGAATAAGAAATGTTTGCGTGCCGCCTTGCAAGTGTCTATAGTCTTGTAAGGCGACGGGGGTTTCAGACCGTGCTTTATAAACCGGGCGTTGGTCTTTCGAATGTCGAAACGGTCACCGTTGTGAGCTATAAGGATATCCGCTTCATCAAAAAGCTTGTAAAGGTCTTTGATCAAGCGGTTATCGTTTTCCTTGTCCCGCTTATACCCGACATACTCGCGCAGAGAATGGGTGTGGATCGTTCGTTCGCCTAACCACTTGTAGGAGAAACACAGCATATACCACGGGGCGTGGACTGCTATAATGTCGGTCTCCCATAACTTTCCCCAAAAGTAACCGAGTGAAGGGGCAGTCTCAATGTCAAATAGTGCAATACGGGGTGCCATCCAGGCTCTCCTAATGTTTCAAAGCACGAACTACATTTACTACTGCGTCAGCTAAATTTTCCTTCTTTTCTAGTGCCTTCAACTGGGCCTTATCGATTGGCGACATGATAGGGACATAATATAGGCACCCACGATCCTGTTCACCACGGTGGATGCGGTCGCGCATCTGCAACCAATTCTTCAGACTAAAATCCAAGTCATGAAATATCATCCTGTGGCAACGGTTGTCGCCTTCAGCCCCTGTTAAAGTGTGTGCCATACTAGCTGAGGTAATCTGCGCTGTAAGTACGCGACAAGATGGATCGTCGTTAAACTTTTGCTTTTGAGCCAAAACATCATCAGGCTTCATATTACCACGAAGGTGGGCCGGGTTCAATTTTTTATTAGCAAAGAACTCCTCTAGCGCGAACCCCATTTTACTATAGAAGTGAACCACAATCAGCTTAGTCGGGCTGGCCTCCATAAGGTCCAGTGCCGCTAAGGCCTTAGGGTTCTTGTCGATAGGTTCGATAAACACACACTTATCACCGTCCAAGATCAAGCCGGAAGTAATTTGCCTAAGTTTGTCGCACCTACTTATGACCATGTTAGCCGTGAATTCTTCCCCCTCCACTTCGGTGCAGAAGTCGCGCAACATTTCCTTGTAATGCTTCTGCTGTTTTGGGGTCATTTCGAGATTAAGAGGAACGTCCAACTGTTCGGGGCACCCGTCCCACCAATCCTTCTTGATCGACCTGAAACTACAGCGCTCCTGGATCGCGTGCAGGTCCTCCTCGTTACGGACACCCACGACTTGTCGGCCCATGAAGCCGCCCATGACGGCATATCGATTACGGAAAGCATAGGGGTTCACTTTGTCCAATTCGCCGACACACTTCAATTGCGGAAATAGATCGAGTACGCTTTGGACCAGGGGCGTCCCGTTGAGAAGGCGCACAGCCTTAGCTCGCTTGGCCAAGTCCATTACGGCCCGCGCCGTCTGACTCTTGAAATTCTTGATATAAGAACCTTCGTCGATGACGAGGAGACAGTCGTGCTTATCGAGCAGGTCGCGTACCACGTCGTAGCCCCTGGAGCGCACGGCCTCGAAATTAATGCTGCACAGGTGCGGCTTATCCTTCGTACCAGCTTTAAATTCGTCCTTTGGCCACAACGACGTAGTCATCTTGAGACCCCACTCGGCCGGGAGTAAGGTCCAATCTAACCGGAAGCTATTTGGGGCAATGACTACTATCGTGTGTAAGTGTTTGAGATTGTCGGCCCAGTCGGCTAGAACCACGGCGGACTTGCCCTGGCCCATCTGCATAAACCATGCGAAACGCTCCTTACCCTTGGATCGTTTTAGCGCCTCGACCTGAACTGGATAGGGGGTGCCCTTAAGAGGCCACTGGCGCGGCATCTTTAGTCTTAGGTTCGATGGGGGTCTTTGTGACTTGCCCCTTGCGGATAATGGTCCGCTTCAAGATACACGACTTGATTATCAATTGAGTATTGCCTATTTCCTTGTCCTCTTGCATCGTCGGCAGACATGCCGCGATCAAGATAGCCTTTTCGTCCTCCATGAGCAGCCACCCGATGCTTAGGACAGCCGGGGGTGTCAGGTCCATGTCGCGGGTCCACCCCTCGGTCGTCTTGTGGTCTTCCCATTCAACACAGACTAGAGGGTAATTTACCTTTTTCATATTCTTACTCCTGGTGCACACCCTCTGGCCCCCCGTTCCCTATGGGCCTGGATCGCGGGCAGCATTGTAGTCTGCCACAACATTCGGATCAAGTTTTCATTGCCGGGCAACTTACTCCACGCGGCTTCCAGCGACCGCATCCCCCCCTCCAGGGCGGGTTCAACGAAAGTATTGCCCATGCGCTGGTTCATAATCAAGAATAACAGGGCGTCCAGCTTGTCGGCAACCTTGACTATGTTCTGCGCATCGCGCACGGTTTGGTAGTGTAAAGAGTCCTCCAAGTCGAACAACTCTTCGATTAGTCCTTCCATGCGTTGTTCAGTCAACTCTAGGATTGAAATGTCAATCTTTTCTTCATCCATGATCGACGACTTTACGGGTCCGGTTATGTCTCCCGTTATGGACTCATTATTATCATGGAGAGCGGCCATTAACATTAAATAGTCTTTCGGCCCCTCCCACTTTATGATTTTGGCTATCATGTACGAATACACAGTCACATAATAGCTGTGCGTCGCCACGTTGTCCTTCATCGTAGTGTTGACAATGCACCAACGCGGGACGATAGCGAGAGTACGCAACTCGGGAGGAAAAGGGTTCATGTTTAATTCTTTCTATACCGATAGGCCAATGTCAGCCATGTTGAATTAATTACGACGGCTAATACACTTCCGCACAAGGAAAACCACTGCCCCAAGTGTGGAAAGTAATAAAAGTCCCAAACACCCCAAGAAGTAAAGAACACAACAGGCCATACGCTAACCCCTCGTACCTGCTTGTCCCTCCAAATCTTTCTAACATTCAAGAGGACTAAAGCGGCGCTGGCAGCTATCCATGACCCATTGATTAAATCGGGGGTACTCATTCAATGTCCATTAGGAAGCGTATCGCCATCGCCGCGACCTGAACACACTCCTCCCTGGCCCGATTAGTGTTGTTCTGCTTAATTTCGGCCCACATTTCGTCCAACTCTTCCAAGATCACGGCATAACCGTGCATAGAAGTGGGGAAAGGGCCAAACTTACACGAGGCCAAGTCCAATTCTCGCAGGACGTCAGCAATTACCAGATCAAGCTGACTTGGATAAGGCTCGTTGTGTTGAAGCGGGTGTTGGGACATGGTAATCTTCTCCAATGTCGTCGGTTGTGGGGCCATATTCGTATATGAGGTGTGGCGGAGGGAGAAACAACTCCTTACTCACCGCAAAGATCGCCCGGTCGATCATAGTGAAGTAGTCGGGGTCCTTAATGTAGTTGCAGAAGGTCAGCATGACCACGTCGGGGCGACACAGGGCGAACGTCTCGCGTAATTGTTGGATCGAGAACGTAAAAACCCTACGAATACGATTAGTAACAGTGGTTCGTTCAGCCGTTACTCCTATATCCTCCCACGAGATTTCATGTTGGTCACGAAAACACGCGCCGGACTCGCCCAACGTTTCACCATTCTCAATAAGATGCCCAACGCGAATAGGATAACTTCGCAAAACAACAAGACTAGACCCGCAAAACGAAGGATGAATGCCAGCAGCACTAGCAGCGTCGGTGGTAGAACAGTCGCGAGAAGTACAATGGGGATAAAAAATAGAATGGTTAAGACTAAGGGAAACTCCTTGCGGCACTTCAACCAAAACTCTCGCATCGTTGCGTAGCTCCCAATTCAAATCGATCCGTCGTACGAATTGTCTAATAAAGGGATGATCTTTGGCGACCTGTGCGGAACGCGTTACCTTGCGCGCAATCGCCTCTCCCACGCCCTTACGAGTGCTGGCGATTTTGGTCTGTGCCGAATTCGGCCGGTTTTCAGCCTCCCGGCATTCGTCCGTTATAATAGCAGCATTGGGGTGCACGAACAAGTCACCCTTATACCCCTCGATTTCCTTTTCGAAACCTTCAGGGTCTATAACGGAACCCCCATTTAGATAAACAATAGGGTTATACCCTTCATCCTGCATGATCCAAGGCGCAGTAGGCATATGAAATGAAACTCTGCGCTTCCCCTTATGAATGGAAGTATGACCAGCCTGCGCCCCCGCATTGGTGGTAACATAAGTAAAAGGTTGGGCCAACTCCATAGATTTGAGGGCGAGCCATGCAGCGGCAGAGCCTTTCGATTCAGAACCCGCTTGTCCGCCTACGATGAAGCTAGCCTTACCGGGCTGGCACATGTCACGAACGATCAACTCAGTCTTGGTCATTACTAACTCCAACGTGGGGGCAAATCCCACAAACGTGTTTTCCAAAATTACAGTTAAAACAAAGGACTTGAAAACCACCAGGGTAATCATTGTCTATTAACCACTTATAAAACTCGGTACTGCCCCGTTTTATAATACCCTCTCTCCTAGCTTTAGTGCCGCCTCCGTCAATATGGTCCATGGTTAGAAATTCCATGTGCTTATCTTTACAACCAGGGCAAGCACATTCAGGATCGCATTTGGAATAATAACTCATAACAGTGTATTTCAGCCTTATTCTCCTCTTTCGATAAGTGTTGCCTGCGGATTTCTTAATCATGTTGGGAACAGTCTCCCTATATCTCTTACGTATTTCTCTATTAGCAGGCCAATCGCATTTTCTACAATAGGTTGCTATCCCATTGCTCCTAGCCCTATTACTAACAAATTCTGAATAGGGTTTAGTAATCTTACAGCGAGGGCACTTTTTCATTAAGCATATTCACAATTAACGCTGAATATCCGGCAACGTCTTCCCAATGTTGGCGCGCATTTTGATCCCCTTCCAGTATTCGTGCAAATTTGGTGCACGTCATGTCTATTGCTTCTTTTTGGGCATTGTTCAAATCTCGCCAACCCCGTTCGTCATGGAAAAACGCTTTTAAAAATTGCGCGATACGAGCAGTCTCTTTATACTCGCCGTGAGTGTGGCCGCGCTCCTCAAGCAAATCTTCAGGCTTGAAACTTAACACCAAGGCGTCTGGAACCAGAGTCTTGGGCTTTTCCGGTGCTCTGTAATACGGGGCATTGGGATTAGTCGATTGATATCCTTTATACGCGCTGTCCATGTGCCCTCTCTAATACACTAACAATCGTTTCTTCGCGCAATCCGCGCCGCAGTTCAGCATACCCTAGTATACTAACTCGGTGCTTTTCTGTCCATGAGTCTTCGTATCGAAGTATATCGTAACGGAAAGCTGCTATTGACAATTTTTGTCCGTCGCGCAAGAACGAAATAACCCCACAGTAACCTCCCGCCTTATTTAGATCGTTTAATGTCTTCTCCTGTAATTGGGTCAACTTCAGAGTAATGTAATTGTCGCGTTTAGGAACGTTGTCGATTTTAACCTCCCATAACCCGATAGGTTGATTGGGTAGACACAATAATAGGTCGGGAATACCGACCAAAAACTTGTGGGCTAGCTTTACCCCAAAACCGTCGTAAATTCGGACAGCATTAACCACTAAGCTTTGGGCTTGAAGTTCATTCATCCCAAGTCGCTGCAGCCCATGAACCGCCCTCTTTGCTTTCGATGGCCACGGGCACGTCTAATGTTATCAAATTATCCGGCCCAAAGTCCACCATTATTTCAAGACAACGCTTGTAGACGCGCTCGTCATTAAACTGAAACTCCAACGCGTCGTGACAGTTCGAGAGAACATTGCACGCGTCGCCTTCAGAACGCAGGTAGTCGTCAATCTGCACCAACTTTTGCTTCAGGCAATCTGCGTTCCCGCCAGACAACAAACGATTAACTGCCACATAATCTTTATCAGCCATCCTACAACGACGGCCAAGGAGCGTTACTACATAACCTCGATCCCGCATTCGCGCAGAGGCCTTGCGCTGGAAATCGCGTATTTCAGGCAGTCTTCGAAAGTAGTCGTTCCACTGCTTATCAACATCAGACGCGGGTACTCCATATTTAGATACCAAGACGCCCTTGCCCCCTCCAGTAATTAGTGTCTGATTAATACGCTTACCTACTTCGCGGGCGGCCTTTTGCTCGGCCCCTGACATTCCGTCCCATGTGGCCTGATTAACAGCCTGGGCGACCGCTAAGTGAGCGTCAATCCGAGGTGTGGACCTATACCCATCTAATAACACTCTGCAGCGTGAATAGTACGCCAATAAAGTTGGTTCCATCTGGGAATAGTCAGCACTGCCCCAACGTTTGCCTTCGTCAGGCACAAAAATAGAACGATGCAAATAACCAAGTTCTTTGCTTCGCTTATTAACCTGCTGCAAATTGGGATTGCTGGAACTCAAACGACCTAGGATAGTTCCAAAATCGTCCCCGCGCAGTTGATTATACTCCGGGTGGACACGGCCTTTGAACAAATGCTGCTCCTTCATGGGGGTCAAGAAGGAGGCTTTTAAATTCTCAAACTTACGCAGATTAACGATCTTCTGCCCAATGTCGTTGGTTATAAGCCATTGTTCCGGGAAAGAGGGCTTACCTTTAGGAGTAAGCGGCCAATCCATGTAGCCGTAGCGCGTCATGAGAGCCTGCACCTGACTAGGTGCCCTAGAGTTAAAGCCCTCCGGTAGCGCTCTCCGCGCCTCCTCGATACGTCTCTCTGTCTCTCGCGTCACAGCGTCGAGACGCTCTTCATCGATCTTTATGCCCCTGCAACTCATTTTAACCAAAACTGGGATTAGGCGTGACTCAATAGCGTGCACCCTGTTCAGTTCTTGCGCACCCAACTCCTTTGACTGATAGTCAAGCAAAGCCCAGGTGGCCGTGCCGTCCATTTGCGCGTAGTCCACCGCTTGTGGATCGTCACCGGCTAAGCGCCAATAACTGCCCATCGCTTGTTTGGGAGTCGTCTTTAGTTCCGGAAAACGCGATATTAGGTAATCATAAATAGTAGTTCTCTTAGCTACGACACTTGCCGCCTTACAACAAGCATCTAGCGCAAACGACGGAGCGTACTCGTTGAGCAAGGGAGCATTGATGATAGAATCATTGAATTTGGCAACCGGATCGACCAACCCTAATTTGTAAGCAAATTTCAAATCAAAACTAAGGTTGTGCCCCCCTATTTCCAGGTCAGGGCGATTTAATTCTCTAATTAATTCCTTCTCAACAGGATGCAATGACCCGTCCCAACCGTCTTTAGTCTGCGGGACCAAGCACCCCTCAATGTTACCGCCGCCCGCATGGCGCAGCGGGAGATAAAACGACTCGCCCTCGCGCGGACCAAAGGTCAGCACCCAGCCGACTACGTGGTTGCGCTTAAAATCCAACCCCGAAGTTTCTAGGTCGAGAACAATACGCTTTGAACCACGAAGGCGATTAAAAATCTCCTCTACTCTTTCCACCACCGCCCCCTTTTAAGCTGGCGATAATGCCCATAACTAATGCCGTAGTCTTTGGTAACTATCTTACCAGGGCGTGGGTCTTTCCTAATAGCTCTAACTAAGTCCCACGTTAACTTGGCATTAGGATCATCCTCCCCCGTTACCCAGCCGTGTCGGCCTTTATTTACACAATCGCGAATGTTGTCTTGTTGTGTTCCTTCAAACAAGTGGTCCGGATTAACACAAGGGCGATTGTCACAACGATGAAGCACGCACTTATCAGTGCGGCCATTTTTGATAAACCAAGATACACGATGCGCTAATTCTTGCTTACCTTCATACCGAAACTGGCCATAACCCGCTTTATTGGTGTAGGCAGTCCAAATCCAACATCCAGAATTAGGCTCAGGGCACACGAACCTACTGTATAAGTCCATTATGTTAGGCATTAAGCTTCCGAGACTTTATCATGGATTTTTTTCAGAACCGCCCATTGTTTCGGCGACAAATTAATACCTGCCCCATACTCTTTGTAGCGTTGCATATTGTCCTTAAGGAAGTTGCGCTCCCAATCGTTAAGACCGGGAGCGTCTTCCGCCTCGCTAAAAATTGCGTTGAGCAACTCTTCCTGTTCAGAACTGATAGGCATCAGTACGCCACCTTGTCTTCCGGAACTTCCGTCTCGTCGCCCTGCGTTCCTTCCAGGTCCTTGACGTTCACGCCCTGCGACTTGAAGAACTTGTAGTAGCCATAATTGGACTCATACAGGTCCTTATCTTCGATCAGGCCGTCCTTCGTAAAGGCGAAGTTATAGAAGTCCTGGCCCGCCGCATTCTTGTCCTTCACGGCCGTCATCTTGTAAATCTGGCCAAAGGACGGAGCCTGCGTGATCTTAAGCTTGCCAATGAAGCGACGCGCGACCTTGATAGCACTGCGCTGCAGCGTAATAACTGCGGGCGGCATTTCAGGCATGTCCGGGAACGTCACCGCGAACACGTACATGCGGGTAGCAGCAGGCGGTGAACCGGTGTCGCTCGGGTCAGACGACCCCCACTCGGCGAGACCGGACGCGGCCACGGTCGGAGCGGTACGCCACGTTACTTCCTTACCGGAGTCAAGCTTCACGGCAAACTCGCCGTTCGGCGGAGACCAGTTGATGCCGTTGTCAGCCCGGGCAAGAATGCCGCCGCCCGACTTGCGAGGACGCCACAAGATGAACCGGGTGTCGGTGAAGATCGGCGAAATGCGAACCTCCGCGCCCAAGTTCTCCTCGGCGAGCGTGTGCCAGAATTGGCCCTGCTTGACGCTGTACTCTTCCAACTCAGGAGAAAGAGCCTGCATCAACTTAATGCGCGGCACTTCAGTGTCGCCAGCGCCGAGACGCTCGGTTCCAAGACTGACGTGTTCCTGCATGAAGTCCGGCAGGGCGGGCAACTTGTCGTCCTTAACTGCAACTGCTTGTGTCTTAGCCATTTCTTTCTCCTTACTTTGTTTTGGTAACGCTTGTATTATTTACGACGCTGATATTGAAGAGGGACGGCTCGAGTTCTTTATTCTCTTCCGCCATGCTCTTCGCCACGGCACTTAGCGTACTCGTATTCACGGTCTCAGTGATCAAATCTCCAAGATCGTTCTCACGCAACCAAGCATAGGCCGCATCTTTTTTATCCTTGTTCACGGAGGCGAAGACCCGATGACTGACCCCAACCCTAAACCCCTCGTCCAGGTTAATGTTGGGTATGCCATTCTGTTCAAACTTCTCAGGCACCTTCACCGTCTTCCACTCCTCATAAAGCCCCGACACCTTTTTTTGTGCGGCATCAATACGATCCTTCAGGTCGCGCAAATTAACGAACGCCCTAGCAAACGCCACCGGTTCCATACTCTCCGCTTGCACGAGTTGGGGTCGTAGTTCATACTCGATATCCGCTTCGATCTGGCCCAACAACCCGAGCAATTGCGGCCCACACGGCAGGCTTGGCTCAATATTCTTGTCTTTTACAGGAAACATAACCACTCCTATTCGGTGTTAATTTCGACCGGGGCGTAACCCCCCGCCTTCCTATCGTAGCGCAAAACCTTGAACCTACCCCACCTGTTAGCCAACAGCGCCGCCATCATAATAAGCTGCAGGTGGTCGCCCGCAATCAGCAGGTAATCGTCGTCGGGTTCGAACTTGTCCACCACGCGCAGCATGTTGTTCACGAAGGCCTGCGGCGGCTGTTCGTCGGTGACTTCGTCAATGAAGATGTAGCGGCTATTAACCAGTACCAATTCGCCGTAGGTCTCGGCGCTGGAAATGTCTACATCTTTGTTGGATATGGGGTGAACGCAAACGACACTCAAAATACCACCTATCAAAATATAGACGCATTAAAGCACAGTCTTAAAATGAAGTCTAGGATCGTTCCGCGATAATTTTGCGCAGTTCATCCAAATGGACCGGGGCGTAGTTGGTATGTTCCACACACAAGTTGATGTAATGTGGGTCTTCCATCAGATTTTGATGAATATGTCCGTGGACGCAGAAATGGCCGTCGCGCAGTGACTTCAGCATCAGGGGAATGTGAACGCACGTGAAGTCAAAGTCCTTAAAGCCTCGCCACAACATGATTTTGTCGAACCACTTAGTGAGCGCCATGTTCTTAAGTTTGTCGTGGTTGCCGATGACCAAGCGCTTGCAGCCTTTAAGGCGAGACATAAGCTCAGAAAAAGGACGATCATAACGAAAAGTGACGTCCCCAAGATGATAAACATGATCCTGGGGTTTGATAACGGCGTTCCATTTATCGACCATGTCTTCATTCATGGCCTCCACGGACGAGAACCGGCGAAAGGGCAACCCGTCCTTGTCTAGAAATTTAAGAATATTCGAGTGAAAGAAATGAGTGTCTGAAATGAACCAAATGTCGGTGGCCACTATTGACTCCTGTACGCAATCACGCCCCGCATCGGGAGGCACCGGGTCCGCACGGCGTTGCCGTCGTTACCGGAGTTGACCATAGCCTGCCCAGCCGGACACGAACCGTACACCACCTTGCCCACATGATGGGGCCAGACCACGACGACACCGGGAGCGGGGCCAAAGGCAGCATGTCCCCAGTGCGCCCAGTTGCGGGCAAGATTGTAGGAGGGACCGGGATCGCCGAACACTTGGGTCCGCATGTAAATCCCACACCAAGGCGTGTAACCGTGCCCACGATGGGCAAAGTGGTGGGCATGGCCCTGGTAATGGTGGTGAGGCCGCGCAGCAGCAGGCGACGACAGTAACACTAACGCCACAAACGCTATTGCATACTTCATTCTTTGTTCCTTTGGTTCGTGCATCCCCGCAGCCCCAACTTTCGTTGGATCGTGCGCACCGTCATTTCCTGAATGTTCAGGTCGGCCGCCAACATGGCGGGGTCCACGCCGTGGTTGTCCCGGATGAACTGCGCGTGGATCGCGTATCGGCGCGGCAATTTGGGTTCAAACAACTCTGGTGCATTAACGGTCATAAACTATTTCCTCAGCCCACTTGTAGCACGAACAAAAATTGGCGTTGACACAGGGTTGGGCACACCGGCCCTGCCACCGTTGCTTAAACAAAATGCTCACCCTGAATTCTTCGGACGACACGTGCGCGGGGTCGGTTTCAACCATAACGAACTCGTCCTTGCGAGATTTCAGCGCCATCTTACACCGCTATCTCTTTCACCAACGGCACGCCGCCGATCACAATTTCCGCGCCCTCGTTGTACTTGACCCGCAGCCGGTTGCCTATCGTCATACGAAGCTGGCCGACATTCAGACCGAGATAGCGCTCCAGCCACAGGCCGTTATCCTTAGCTACTTCTTTCAGGCGCTCCACGCTGGTGCGCAGTTGGCTGCCAACCCGGACCCGCACGTACTCTTCCAGCTCTTCGGCGATCCGGTCGCCGCAGTGCCCGCCGTTGGCCTTATACGTGACCTTGTACTTGTTCTTGACGATGGACCCCTTGATTATCTTGGAGACGGCGCGGCCCGCCGCGTCCTCGTCGTAGCCCGGTATCGGGCCGGATATGGCGTCGAGCGCGGCGGATACGGTCTCCGTGCGCGCACGAGGCGAGGGTGCGGGGGTAGGCACCGGGACCAGGGCGCGGCCTCGCGCAGGGCGCAGGTCCACCTCCTGGTCGTACGGCAGCTTGCGCAGCCGGTCCTCTTCAAGGCGCTCCAGCGCCTTCTTGATCGTGGTGTCTTTGTTGCAGTTGAAGGCGATTATTTTCTTTCCCACCCAGGCTTCGACCCGGTCGCCCATGTCCCTGATTTCAATTCCCGCAGCCTTAGCTTGTTGCGCTAACGATGGCATTATGCCCGCTCCTATATTTTTTGGATTGTTTGGGCAGGAACGCGCCCCTCAGTCGTACTCCCTCGACCCTACCGTAGCATAGCGGCAGGGGCGTGTCTAGTCGGTTCGGTCCGCCAGTATCCGGATCACCTCGTTGGTAAGGAAGACACAGTTCCCGTTCAATGCTGTCACGACTACCCCAACCTCCACGTCCTCCATCTTCTTAAGGCCGTTATGTCGAAGTGTTTCCGAGGGCGGGTCAACTTTCTTCATCGCACTTTCCTCCTATATTCTTCCTCCGAAATCGGAGTTAAATCATCGATGGCGCACAGCACGTAATAGTCGCTGCCTGGGAACTGTACCGTACAGTAGGCCTTGGACAGCATCTTCTCCACCGCTCCCGCGCGCCCGTGATACAACACCTTGAGACGGCGATCTTCGCCGACCTTCACATTGGCCTCTTTTCCGTATCGGCCTTGGGGTCGTAATTCTCCGACGTCATGTCGGTCTTATCGCCTTTGTCCTTGGCTGTCGCCTTGGCCTTGCCTGCGTCCACCAGCGACGACGCCATGCACATTCTCACGCTGTCGGCATCGAAGCCCCAGTCGAGCAGCATGATGGCTATTTTCTCGTAGTTGGCGCAGCAGAAGGCAGCCATTTCGCGCTCGTCCGGATTAGTCGGGTCAATGACCGGCGGGCCTTCCTGCTGCGACGACATGGCCACCACGTTGGTGCCCTTCTTGCCGTACTTTTCCTGGCGCTTGCGGGCGAGCCACACGTCCTTGGTGCAGGACACCCACTTCTTTTGCTCGTAGTCCCAATAGCCCCCCGAGAACCAGCCAAATTCGGGGTCTTGGTAGCCGCCGTATCCATAATTGTAACGGTCGTAGACTTTTTCGCCGGGCTTGCGCTTGATCACCAGCTTGTCCACGTCCAAGTGCATCAGCGCCATGCGCAGGTCCACCAAGTGGTGCATGCTCAACTCTTCGGACTTGGTATGCTGGCGTTCGTAACCGACCGACACGTTGGTACATTCGGCGATCAAGTCCGTATAGTTGGCGCTGTCCGTGAACGAGCCTCCCTTGTCTAGCTTATAATCCTCGCCCAGTTGCTTGGCCAGGGATTTGCCGAAGTCGTCGGAGCAGCAGCGCCCTCCGAATTGGTGCGTGATTATGGAGTCGCAGCCTTTGCGGTCGAAGGCCACCATGAACTCCATACCCTCCACCAGATGCTTGGTGTGCTTGGATATGAAATCCGACCCCTTGCCGCCGCACTCTTCACCCCGATGGAAGATATACAGCCCCGGCCGCTTGGCCCGGATCATTTCCGCCATCAGCCACACCCCCGCCGTGTCGTCGGCACCCAGGCAGTTGGAAGGGGAGTTGTTGTGCAGCTTCAGCACGTAATCGTCGGTCCGCACGATGTTTTGCGTGCCGCCGAGACTGTGAACGGTGTCCACGTGCGACGAATAGGCGATGGGCGCGGTGCCGATCTTCTTCCAGGAGTTGCCGAAAGAGTCAAACGTCACCCCCAGCGGCAGCAGAAACTTCTTGTTGAAGTCCACTTCGGCCCGCGACCCGTGAGGGCGGCAGGTCTTGAGCATCGCGTACAGTTCTTGCACGCCCGCCGTCGTCAGTTTATCGCTCATATCGGGTGCTTCCGCAGTTGTGGCAGAGCAGTCTGCCGTGACGGGTACGGCCACAAGACGGACACTTGTACCCGGCCTTGTGGGTCTTAGCGTAGGAGGGCGACCAAAAACCGCCATGCTCGTCAGGTACAGCTACGCCCCGGGTGATCATTTTCTTGGTCGCGGAGCAGCGGACGGCGTTGGTCTCAGCATACCGCTTCCACATCCATCCCTTCGGCTCGTCGATTTCAACGGCCACGTCCTTAGACACCCGGTAGCCGGATTGCATGCACTCGACTGCGTGAACCTTGCTGCAGTCGTGGCACCACATGGATTGCGTGCCGCCCTTGGTGTCGGTGATGACGTTGGCCATATCGCGCGACCGCAGGTCCTCGGCGTCACACTTGGCGCAGACGATACCACAGCTTTCAGTGATGCCGCTGCCGCCGCCGAAGGTCAGCACGTTCTTGCCCCCGTTGCCGCGCCCCAGGATCAGATGCTCCTTGGCCACGGTTACCGAGTCATAGCCATCGACGTGGGGCATCACGAAGTGGTGCATGTTCTTGGCGTCCTTAGACGCCACGCGGAACTTGGCCAGCCGGGCACCGTCCATCGACCCGCCCTTGCTAAAGCCAAGTTTCTTCATCATAGGGTCGAAGCGCCCGCTGTCGCCGTAAACATGGGCGCTGTACACCTTCTTGGCGGGCCAGCACACCGCGCGGGCGACGACGCGACCCTCGCGCTGAATGTAGGCTATCGCCAAGTCTCCCGCCGCGTACATGCGCACCGGGTGGATACCCTTGGTGGGATAAGCCGACGCCGCCTTCGTCATACACGAAGCCGGGCCAGTGGTGTAAATCTCCTCCATTTCGTCGGCGGTCTCCGCGAACATAACTTCGTTCACTTCAAACTTAGCCGAGAAAATGGTACACAGGTCGCGCACCAAGTAGTCCGACACTTTGTCGCCGAAGAAGCGCTCGAAATACTTGCCGGGCTTTATGACGGTCTGCAGGTCGGCCGACCCTTTCTCGTCACTCTCGGTGAAGGAAATGAGGGCCTGCTTTTGGACCGAGACGTGGGGGAAGTGGTCCTTGTGAATGGGGGCCAACTCCAGCCACCACTTTTGGTCGATCCACGGGAGCGGCCGATAGATGCCGTCCTTCAGGCGCAATGCCTCGCGGCTCTTCCAGTCCTTGTCGTTGACGCGGCGCGGCTGCACCTTGTTGCCGCGCTCGTTGGAGAGGCGCTCAGCGTAACGACTGGCCTCGGCACCGGATTTGAACTTGAGCAGATCGCCCGAATGGTCGTAAACGGGGACCGCTTCGCCTTTCAACAGTTCAACGAGGATGAAGTCGGCACCCGCGACGTTGAACAGGGTCTCTTTGACTTCCGACGCCAGACGCGCCATGCTTATCTCCTATGTAAATGATGCACCGCCAACCGTTCCCGATTAGCGGTGCATCAAGTTGTGAAACCACCTAATCCTGGCCGACCGTTAAGCCGCCACGTTCAGAGTGATGGTGCCGTGGTAGGCTTCCATCACGCTTTCCTTCAGCTTGGAGGTGGTGTAACCCACGTCCACGCGCTTGTTGCGGAACGGCTCGGTACGGCCCTTGACCAAGAGCGTGCCGGTCTTCGGCGCGGTCATGATCCAGACCGACCCGGAGCTACCCTTGAGAAACTTAGGGTAGTGGCCGTTCAGGGGGACGGCCGGGGAAGTACCGGTGGCCGAACCGGAGATACGTTGAGCAGGCATGCATGCCTCCTGTTGTTTTGAGTGATCTGCAGTCCCAACACCCAGCCTGTCACTCAAAGGGACGGGGTGAAGCTCCAAACGGCATGGGCAGTAGTAACCGTCGCCCACGTGGGCCAAGACAACAAACCTGCCGCATTCACACCGTTCATAATCCATGTCGCTACTGTATCACGCGTCGCGGCTGCCTGCCACGGGCGCTCCGTCAGAGCAGGTCAACCAACTGGCGCAAGATCGCGCCCATCGACGTGCCTTGGCTAATAGCCTCAGCCTTGACGCGCTCGAAGTCTTCGGGAGTCACGACAAAGGAAAGACTCCTATTGGGCATTCCGGGCTGTTGGCCGGTGGCATGTATAGTGGCAATTGTCTTCTTTGGTTCGATTTGGGTGTGCATTTCAATCTCCTATTGTGAAAACTGGGTACGACCCACCGCCATTATCAGCGGCTCTCCGTGGAGAATGTCAGAGACTTAAGGTTGAGCCTCTCCACTAGCTTTCGCCCTCCGGGGTCGCCCCGAAACGACCAAGGCAGTACCGCCATAGGCCGCAACGGAGACATTAGCATGCCCCGCGTGCAGCCGCTATGACTGTTTCAGTATAACGTCCTTCGCTATCAGGAACGCCACGTCCAAGGGAATGTTGTATCCGTTCTTACGCGCCACAACCAACACTTCAGTGGTGTAGAAGCGTTCCGCCACAGTCATACTCTTCAAGTCTTCCGTAGTAAAATAGTCAAAACTTGTCATGCTTGGTGATCCTTTAAAATTGGCTGCGCTGAAAATGTGCAAGATACCCTCGTCATTCTCGACTACATATCGGATTACGCCGGATTTCTTAGTGAAGACGGCCACTACAACGCCACTAAACCTGTAATCGCCCCCGGTTTTTATTACTCGTCTTCCAATTTCAGAACTTGTCATGTTGTTCCTTCACTTCCTTTTCGTTTGCCGACCAGCTTATCTCTTGGCCGATATACCACCCAAAGGCCCGCCTGCAGTTTTCCAAGGTCGGCATGTTAAGAATGGTATGTTGCTTCCTATTGAGCATCCGGACTTCGCGGGGGTGGTTGGGCGATACTGGATTGTTAAAGTACCGCTGCTCCCTCTCCAGCTTAGTGTTTACCATCCGGTTCAAGGTGAGAGCAAAAGTAGTGGCATCCGGGACGTAGCGGGCCTTACCCAATCGGGTGTGCAACTGCATGGCAGTTAGCAGTGCAGTCGAGGCCACCACCTCTGGCCACGCTTCACCCTCCGGTTTGCATGCCCAAGACAGATAATCAGGCAACAGTTGTCCAAGTTTTAGGCATTCGTACCACCACGTAGCGACAGGGTCCATGTTGATTTTCTTCAGCGACGCCAGCGCCTCGTTCTTCAGGTTCTTGCGCGGCAGCGCCGGGTCGTACTCCAACTCCTTGGTCAAGTAATGAAACAACCCGGCTGGTCCGTCCGTCGCCTGTTCGTGCAACACGGCCTTGATTATTTCTGCGGGGGCACTCCTTCCTTCAAGGTCAATGATCGTAAAACGTCTATCGTCCACTTCCGTGGGGGCTGCCCAGGACTCGTTGCTGGTGAGGACAAGACGCAGGTAATTGTGAACTCTTTCCGCGTCCACTCCCTTTTGTTCGAATATACGCCATTCATCTGTAATAAGACTTTTAATAATGCCTCGATGTTTTCGGTCACCCCCGTACAAGGCCTCTTCGCTATGGAGGAGCAAAGTCGTTGCAAGGTGTTTGTTGAACTTCCCGTATATGTGTTCGTCATGCGTCACCGTTGTGTAAGCGGGGCCAAGGATGCGGCCAAAGTAACCTAGAGACAGCGACTTGCCTGCCCCCTGTCGCCCGACCAAGACCGGCGCGGTCAGTGGTTTGTTTTTAGGTTCGATCAGAATGTTGGCGAACCAATTGATTAACCACTTGTAGGTCTCGTCGTCCGAACCGCAAATAGTGTAGTAGATTAAATCCTTCCAGGCGCTGCACGACGCGTCGGGCTTGGGGTCCACGCCCCACCCAGTCCACAGGTTGAGTATGGGCGAGGCATCCTCTACTCCGGGAATATAATCCATTCCCCGATACGCGCGACGCCTCGGGCTAGCCAACCATACGCGCGCCTTGGGAACCTTCTTACCGTCGTCCGCAGTAAACGTGTCCGTTTCCATAAGGTTAAGGAAGTCGTCGCGGGCAAACAATGTAGGTGGGTCGCCTTTTGACACTCCTGCGGTTTCGGCTATTCGGAACTTGCCTTTAACCGTGACGACCGCAAAGCGTTCATTATAGTCCTGTAAGAGGGAAGCCGCCGTGGACCCACTCCATTCAAGAAGTCGGTCAACAACTTTTGCGTCCCCCAGCAACGCTCGAAGGCTGTTAGACCCCGTGATCTTCCCGCCCTTTTCACCTTTTTTATATGTCGTGTGGACCGTCTTGATACGCGTTTTGTCATTGTCACCTGTGTACTCCATCACGGCTTCGATTAACTGCTTGACTTCGTCCTCGGTCCAGTCCAGGTAGAAGAAGATGCCAGCCAAGTGTTTGCACACTTCGTTGCGCTGGCCATCGAGCCACGCGTGCCGCACGATCAGCGTCGCAATGGCGATCTTCTTTACCGCCAGTTCTAACGCCGCCGCGTCCACCTTCGGAACGTCCGGGAAGGCGTTTATTTCCCACTTGATTTCCTCATGGGTGGTCTCGTGGATCGAACCCGGGAACACAGTCTGGTGCCCGCCGTCGCCACGCAGTTCCACGATGGTTGAGCCTTGGACCGGGTCGCCGTACGCCCGCTTCGGGAATTCATCTACTTCGACACGGTACAGCCAGTGGGACGAACGCTTGGAGGCGCGACCGAATACGGCGGAAGTGGTTGGCAGAAAGATTTTGGCAAAGGCCACGGCCTCGTCGCAGTCCAAATCAACATCGACCGGTCCCGGTCCATATTTCGGGCCGCACACCACGCCCACGCCCAATTTCCGCCCAGTCCACAAGTCGTCTTCGGGCGGAACGTAATTCAGGTCCACGTACTTCTCGTTAAAGGCGGCTTTTGACGCGTAACGCAACGGAACCGGGCGAAATCCTTGTTTCCGCGCCCAAGCAATCGTTTGCTTGACAGCGTCGGAGGAAGTCTCTTTGGGCTGTTCAACTACAGACATGAAAAATCCTTATGAGGGCACGCAGTGAAGCACAGGCCACGCGCCCTCGTCAACCGGCGTTCAGCGGCGAAGGCGCGGATCGTTGTAATGGTACACCGGATCCTCGTCCACAGCAGGAACTCCCTGATGATTTATACCTTGCCCTTGGGCAGCGATTCCCAAATTTACACCTTGCCCTTGGGCAACGGCAGGGTGCGCCACGTTTGGTTCTGCGGGAGCAGGGTACAGCTGCCACTGCCCTTGAAGAGGGGCGAGAGGTTGTTGCACGGCCGCCTGTGCGTAATACATCTGTACTGGCGCAAACTCTTCAACGATCCCCCCGTGAGCCTTGTCGCGCTCCGCTCGCTCTACTTTCTCTTTCTCCTGGTCCACGAACTCCAAGTCCTGGATCGTGAACACTGTGCGATTGGACCATCGGGCCTTGATCTGCGTGCCCTCAACTCCAAGTAGCGTAATCTGGCGCTCGGGCTTCAGTACACTTTCCAATTGTTTAACGTCTCTGACCCGGCCGTACTCAATGTTGGCAATGATCCACGCGACCTGCCACACCAACTGGTTCCAATTGTGCAACTCTTCCACGTGGCGTATTTCTATGTGCCGCCAGTGGCCGTCCTCGTTGTACTGTACTCGATAAGTCCTATTCATCGTTGAATTCCCATCTGTTTAAACTCGGCTTCGCAATAGGCGTTGACCAGCTTGTCGATCTTGGTGTGCGGAGTGCGGACGCGCTCCACGTTGGTCTTTTCTATCCAATAACACTTGCCGTCGCGATGGTGTCCATGACCGCGTGGCCAGCTGTCAACATAGACCAGCAAGTCATAATGACACACACTTTCCACGACTGCGTTCGTCTTAACGCCGCTATACTTAAATGCTACTTTCTGTCCTTTTCTAAATCTAAGCAAGACCCAATTCCTTCTTTTCTTTCGCAATGTAAGCTATCAAACTCTCTTCGAATGGAGAAGCAGGACTAACCAACGTCAGGCTTTCCTCCATACAACACCGCAATTCAGAATTAGCTAGTTGATAACGGTCCTCGTTCATCCCCGTCCCTAGTTTTTCAATATAGGCTATTTCTCCACAATGCTCACGCATGGTCCCAATATAGCGTACACGCTGACCCACCTTGAACTTCCATTGACGCTTAGACACGCCTTAGCTCCTTGAGTGCCTTGTCCAGGGCGTCACATTGCAATTGCACCCGCTCGATGTTGGGCAACCGCGTCACGACCAGATCGTGGGCGTCCATCTTCAAATGCTTCTTCTCCACGCTCTCCATCCAGCCCGCCAGGGCACGAGAAGTGTTGAGTAGCTGTTGGCTTAGCTTTTCGACGGCCACGACCTGATCCACGCGGCGCATCCTTCGAATTTGCTCGCGCGTCAGCGGTACGAAGTTGCCGCCCTTCTTGGTAAAGATCGTCATTGGTCTATTCCTAGTGCTTGCTTCTCGGCAGCAATGTAGGCGCGCAACGAACGCTCGAAGCGCGACACTTTGAGGCGCTTCAGGCTACTCTGGCGAGTGTGGCTATACTCACCGTCGTCATAAGCAACCCCGTACACGTATTGTTTAATCACTCGATCCCACGTCCACCAATTGCACACTTCGCCTTGAACTCCAACGCAATCGGGGTCAAGTATCTTATTTACGTACACCACGCGGTCGCCCCGTCGAAATTTTCGGCCAAACCACCACCTCATAGGCCCAACTCCTTGAACTCGGCGGCGATGTAGCGCTCTAAGTCGGCTTCCAAGGCAGAAATAGGCTGCGCCGCCTTTATTAATCGACAGCGCTCTGACCGGATGAACCAGCCATTACTAATTGGCCACGCGACTGTCAGATTCTCAACACCCTTGTGCCCAATTCCATCGTCTCTCGTAGCAAACATCAGGCCCTTATTAGGCCTGGAAAAGGCGGCGTCGCCGTCCGGATAAACGACAATAAACCGCACCTCGCCGTAGTTGCTGTCAGTAACGATATCCCCCCGGCGAAAGGGCCTCATATTCCCAACTCCTTGCGCTGCTCGGCCACGTAGGCTTCAATCAATAGCTCCAAGGGAGAAAGGTTGTTGGGACGTGCGTACTCCAAGTCGTTCACATAACATACCCACCTGTTGCCTCGCCTGAGGCCGTCCAGTTGAATGATCCAGGCAACAATACCACCGACATTTTCTATAACGTGCCTTGGCCCGATCATTTCAGGCACGGTCGGGCTGCCAAAACTCTTGCGCGCGACCCTTACTCTATCGCCTTCCCTAAACAAGGCCCAACTCCTTCTTCTCGGCTTCAATGTAAGAGCGCAGCGACGCATTGAAGGGCGTCTCGGGTTCCAAGGGTCTGAAATTTTTGATATTGAACCCAATCTGCACCCCGTTATCGAATTTAACCTTAAGCACCTTTTCCCACACCTCTAACACGGTCGCCCTCAGGCCCAAGTATTTGCGGCAAGGGTACTGCCCGTCAAAATACTCTACGCGTTGACCAACGCTAAACAAGGCCCAACTCCTTCTTCTGCGCGTCCACGTAGGCGCGTATCGCGGCGTTCAAAGGGTCGTCGTCCACCTCCAACTCAAGGTTTTCGGGAAGCACTCCCCACTGACGGCGATCAGGATACTCGGGATCAGCAATTTCGTCCATTAGCACCAAGACGTTAGAGGGGCGGTCATGCTTAATAACCGAACCCACTTTTTCAATAAAGACAAGGAGTCCTAATGCCGTACGCTCGACCAACATACCGCACGCGTTGTCCAGGCATAAAGGGCATATGGCTCCTCCGGCGTGGAGAGTATCACGGAGAGGCGCAGCCCGACAGGGGCACTCCATGGCAGCACTCGAACCAGATAGACGGGAGGCCGGTCCCTGTGCTAAGGTGCGGCATGTGGCTGCTCGTCGCGTTAGGACTACTGGTGTTCACTTCCAGCGACGGGCATCCGGTCTGGATCGCGCCGTCGCAAGTGGTTTCGGTTCGGACCCCGGTGGCCAGGGAGTTTGAGCCACAGTGTCACACGGTAATTACTACCTTGAGTAACACGTTCTGCGTCCGGGAAGAACCGGCAGAAGTGGTTCAAAGACTGGAGAAGACTAATGGCTAAGGACAAAGAACTACTCGACCACGAACGGGCACACTCGGGCGTCGCGGGATCGAAAGTGCGACACGGGGCGGACGCAGCCGGGAGGGTTCCAAACCCCAACAAGATTACGTCGGTTTACAGCGGGCGGGATCGCGGCGTAATGACTGCCGTTACCAAGGACAAGAAGCTTTACCGCCTCAACCCGGAAGCCACCAACCATCGCATTCCTCAAGTCGGAGAGACGCTGGACCCTTCCAAGCATTACAGGATTGAAGCGTACAAAGACGACTAATCGGTCTCCTTCACGAAGCGCTCCGGATCGTACCAGAAGTCTTCGCCTGAGTCGTTGGTGACGGCCACCAGCTTGCGGCCGACCATCCGGACGTCGTATTCCGCGCCCTCGGCCAGATTGTGCCCGCCCCGGACGCACTTGACATAATCGCCCACCGCGAAAGTGTTGTCGGCCATTACTTACGCCCTTCCTTGGTACAGACCAACCACCACAGCCCACACACGGGATAGACGACTATGAGGAGGGTCAAGATCATGACTTATCCTAGCACGGCGGGGAGGGTTAAGACGAGGGCTGCTCGACAGGAGCGGGGATTTTGCCTTTAGTAACAGGTGAAGGATTGTTCACCTGTTGATTCTGCTTCGAGGCCAGATACAGAGCCTCAAGTCTTTGTTTACGTTTCTGCGGGTCGTTGCGAAAGGCGAACTTGGACATTCGCCATTTTAGCCCGGCTTGTTCCATTGGTCAATTATGGCCAGGATTTCGACCCGCTTGACACTGGGCGAGCGCTGCTCGGCCTCGGCATAGTGACCGGCCGCACCAAGCGTCTCGAAGGACTTGGTCTGCGGCAGAGTGGTCACGTTGCCATTGGTGCGCCAGACCACCACCTGGAACGGGTACTTGGAGATCATGACACTGCCACCGCTACCAGGACGTTGAACAGCAGCCAGATATACATGATCAGTTCGAACTTGCTCATGGCTCATTTCCTTTCTTCGGTATTCGCGGTTCCAGTTCAGCTATGATGGCGATGATCACGCAACACCAGAATATAGGTGCCAAGATAGCGCCCAGGATCGCGCAACACCACAATACAAACGCAAGTATGGCCATGTCAGCCTCCTGTGTGAAAGAGTGGAACCCACTCGTGGACATAAAAGTAGCCGAACCCGATGCCAGCGCACAGCGCCACGGCGACGCCTATTGCTCTAACTATCATTTGTCGTCTCCAGGGCAGACCAGGAACCAGCGGCGGGAGCGCGCTTCGTACTCGATCCAGCAGCCGGGTGGAATTGACTCCAACGAGATCGGGTCGAAACCAATGAAGAGGGCGCAATTCTTAGCCATCTTTCTCTCCTATGTACTTGGGCGGGAGTTGAAGGGCGCACGAATAGACGTAGTCGCGGTCAGCCGGGTCCAAGTAGGCGTAGCGGCCGTGGATGAAAAAGCACAACTCGGCATCGGTCGGCTCGCGGCCAAGGGCCTTCCGTCGCTGGCGCACCCAGTCGCGGGTGGCGAGCGTGGCCGTGATAGTGGGGAGGTTAGGGCGCATGTTGGTCCTCTCCTGACGCACGATCTTCCGCCATCCAGCCAAACTCCCACGTACGGCGTGAATGATAGCAGTGGGGGTTAGAATTAACCGGCTTGCCCTCGCGGCGCGCTTGCGCCCCTTCGTTGACAATCTCGGTGTCAGTTGGCTTGCGCATGTCAGTCTCCTATTGCGTCGAGGTAAGCACCTTCGGCCGTGGGGAAGGGTCCAGACGGGTCGCCGTCCGGCAGGCAGCCGGGAAAACACGGCCACCAATACCAGCCAGGACCATCGCAACCCTCGTGGCCGCACGCATCATGGTGAAACACCTCGAACGACCCGTAGTCCACCGGCCTTCCGTCGATCCAATCGCACGGCTCGACACGGAACCTGTGATACCCCGCGAAAGTGGCATCGGTCACTTGATGGTCAAGGACCGGGACGCGGAGAAGCGGCGCAACGTTGTTGGTGTGGGTCATGACACCCTCTCGCCGTTGGGTGCCTTACGGCGTTCGCCGGTTTCATCGTCGATCCAATAGTTGTCTGGATCGCGGGGGTCCGGATAACCGGACCACACCGTTACCTTGAGTTCGCCGCGATCCAACTCGTCTTTCAGTTGGGCTAGCGATTTCAGCTTAGCCATGTTTATCCCCTATGTTCCTGGTCTCGTCAGCACCGGCCTCTACCGGTGGACCGTCGGGAGGGGCCGTGGCTTGCTTGCACCCGCAAGTTGACCACGGCGTTGCCCTCCCTAGGTTTCGACCTTAAGCAGCCCTCCTGGTGTCGTGGATCACGCGGCCGTAGTTGTCGCGGATTTGGACCACGCTCCACAGGAACGACTCCCAACGCTTGATCGTTGGACCCGCGACGCGGGAGCGCAAGTGGACCTGTCGTCGGTCCCGATTCTCCGGGTCCATACCGTCCACGTCCTCCCCACGCATTGGGTAGCACGCGTCGTAACGGAGCATGTCGAGTGGGAAGCGACCTGCGCCCTCCACCACAAACTCCCATGGGTCATTCTTTGCCACAGCGTCCTCCTGGTCTCGTGCCAACCGTGACACGCCAACTGCCCCGGCGTGAACCAGGGCAGCTAGCTTGTCGCGCGTTAGGCCGCAGCCTTCTGCTCGACAGCGTCCGCCGCCTTGAGCGTGGCGATCCGCTTCTTGCCGATCACGACCGTCTTGCCGGACTTGACCATGCCCCGCAGCTTGTTGCCGAGGTTCATGCGCTTCTGACCGGGGTTGAGGTGCGCGTAGGCCGACAGGTCGATATCGTTGGCCTTTGCGATGGTCAGCATGGTGTCCCAATCGAGCGAGGGGCGACCTTCGGAGTTGATAGTCTCCGCCGCCTTGAGGGCGACCGCCACGTTATCGCCGTTCGTACCGCCGTGCGCCGCGTACAGGACCTTGAACTTGCCCGGCACGATTGACTTGGACGGATTGTCCTCGGTGGACACGATCTTGGAGGGTTCGTGCGGCTTCTTCGCCGAAGCCGTGGCCTTCTTGGTCTTGGGGGCTTTCGCCTCCTTGGCCTTGCGGGTCACGCCGGACGCCTTCGCCTTGGGGGCAGCCGGGGTCTCGGTCTTGACTACGTCCGCGCGGTGGAGTGGATGACGCGGATCGGTGAGCGGCAGGTCGTCCGCGCCGGTCCCGGCTTCGGCTGCACGGCAGATCGCCGTGGTCAGCATGAGGTGAGTTCGCAACATGGTCGTTCTCCTATGTGAGGGGCGCTTGGCCCGTTTCCGGTCGATCCCCGACCGTGACTGAATTAAAGCACGGCTGACGAAGCGGCGCTATAGGGTCTGACGCAGGGTGGGTATGCGCGGGACGCATGGCTGCAATGGCGACTTTTTAGTACGCGGGCATGCGCGCGTAGCAAGACTTGTGCCACGACGACATGCGCGGGACGCGGGGTCACCATGTCACGGCGTGGGTGGACTTAGGCCGCGCGGCGTGTTATCGTTGGGGACCGTGGGATCGACCACGGCAACATAGGAGCAACACGTTAGGACCGGGCAAAGGCTATCACCTGTTCCAGGTGGGCGACCTGATCGACCAGGGATTGGACAACCGCGCCCGAATCGCGCAACGCCGCGATCAGCTTCTCTGCTGCGTCGCACAACACGACCAGCGCCGAACTATCCACGGCGGGCGACTTGGCCGGTCGAACTAGCTTGAACCGCGCCTCGTCGTAAAACTGTGGTTGCTTGCGGTCGTTGAGGACGCCGACCTGCCAGCCGCACTGGCCCAACACCTCATAGTGCTTGCCTTTGGTTAGGATCACATCCTTGTGGTTGACACACTCGATCACGGAACCTGGAACGAACGCCATGACTAATCCCTCCTGGTCGCAGGACAGCACAAGGCGGGGGAGGGGTCTAGCCTCGTTCGGGTGGAGTGTCACGACTATCTCGACCTGTCCCAATGATGGGGTGACACACGAATGCCCGTCTGACGCGGGTTAAGGCCACTATCACGACTTAACCCCCCCTAAAAGCGCAGCGTCCGCCCCGTCCCTTCAGCGGGGTGTCGCCGCTCTGTCTTTCCTTCTTTTTCTTTTTTTAGAGAGAGAGGAGAGAGAGGAGACGAAGCACGACGGGACGCGGTTTGACGGCATCCCCCCTCACTCCCGGACGTAGTGACAAGTCGTTACTCATTGTCGGTTGTATAAGCCGCTTTGATCAGCCATAAAGCCGCGTTTTGGGTTCCAAATAGGTCAGTATCACTTACCTATCTGTTAAGCGGTCATTTCGCTTGTGATTCGGGCTGCGGGTCGCGTTTATCGACCCACTTTTGGTTGCGTCCCGCGTTGCGTTTCAACTCGCAGTTGACATTGGCCTCCGGGCTGCCTGTCACGTCTCCGGTTCGGTTTCCGTCTGCAAGAAGCGTGCCACGCGGCGCGTCCAGCCCGAACCAGAAACATGAGCCGAACGCAGATCGACCATGCAGCGAAGTGGGTGGACACGCGGCGCGGGCTGTGGTTTAATGTGTGACTGGCTGAAAGAGGCCAGCAACATTGGAGACTGACGATGGCGAAGCAACTGTACCAAGTTCCACTCAACAAGCGGCCAAACCTGTTGGCCCTCGACATGGACGAAATCGGGGCGCTGATCGAAGCGGCGGAATACGCGGACGGCGGGGAAGATCAGCCAATCAACAAGCTGCTGCGTTCTGCGATCAGGAAGCTGAAGGGGGAGGACTGATCGCTCGGTTTCCGTTTCGGGCTGGGTGGCGCGTGCCGCTCCCCGCCTGGAACCGGAAACGGGACACGAAACGGAGGGTCCCCTGGAACTGGCCGGGAAGAGAATTGAAACGAAATGGGAAGCAAAGGACCCAGGACAGGGTCCCCGAACTTCTCTCGTATCGAACTATCTGGCGCGGGTCCCTCCCCTATGCTATACTTGTCATATGTCTAAGTTCGCCTTTCGTAATAGTGTGGATAGTGTTGGCAGGCATGTCGTGGATTTCGAATCCGACGACGTAGAAGGCCACTTGATTGCACACCCTCCTAAGAATAAAAATTTAAATGTAGTGTATATGGGGGCTAAGCCGAAAGGGTCCTCGGGGGAGGACCAACCTAATGTAATTGGTCCTAAGCACGTTAGGGCCATGGCGGAGCATTTGCGTAATACCTATCCTAACGTTAAGACCGTAACCACGAAACGTACAAGCGGGGCGCGGTTTGCAGGAATGAGCGATGATGAATTCGAAGAAGCTGGTGGTCCTTCCGGAACCCCGGTAAAGTTTAAATTACGCTAGTATGTGATACCATGTCCAAATTCGCTTGGCGCTCGGGTCCTCCGGCCCCTCCCTCTGAATATCAATCCCGATCCTGGGACGTTAACCCCGCGTTGCGGAAGGGCAAACTCTCAGAGGGGGACAAAGGATTCGTGTCTGATTTAGACAAGCATATGAAGCCCTATAAGAAGGACACCACTCTCTATCGAGCGCAGCCTAAAGACACTATTAAGCATGGGTCAACAGAGAAGGCCTATACTTCTGCTCACGAAGACCCCGAAGTGGCGTATGATTACCTTCCCGCAGAGGCGGGTAAGGACAGTAAGGGCACTATTTATAAAATTCACGTCCCGAAGGGTACTAAGGGGACTTCAATGAAGCCATACCCTGAGTCTATGGACCCTCGCGAACATATTTTAGCTAGAGGGGCGAAATTTGAACGACTTGGGGAGGAAACCCACCCACGCAATCCAGACGTTAAAATAGTGAGTGTCAGGGTCAAGTAGCCTATGTGACACCGTGTCGCATGGGTCCCTCCCCCTCCCTGTGATATGCTGGTCGTGTGAGGAGCCTCTACCACAACATAGGAGACTTTCATGCAGTTGAATCAACAGCAGACCCAGGGCATCCAGAAGGTGCTTGGGGTCAATGTCGATGACCTTGTCAAGGCCCAGCCCACCAACGCCCACAACATTCGCGAGGCGTGGGACGCCGCCGTGGAACCCCTGCAGCAATTCTGCACCAAATACGGCAACGGCGGAGGCAACAAACAGCAGGGATAATCCTGCTGCAAACGACCCAGCCCAACCCTGAGTCGTTGGCCCCGGTGGGAAACTGCCGGGGCCGTTCAGTATGTGTTATACTCCTTATTGGAGGTACACTATGTCACTCTTCACCGCGCTTTTCATTGCTATATTAATTATATTGTTGCTCAATCCGAGCCGCTCGTAGCGAACGCCCATCCCTCCTACCCTCTCCCGCGTGCTACGCTGCTGCGTCGTGGCCGTGCCCCCAAAGTGGTCCCTGGAACCGCGACTGTCCGGCTGACGAAGCGGGTCGAATGGCCTGCCAGGAGCCGAGAGAACCCCGGGTCAAGGGACGGATAGCCCGGTGGTTCGTCTATAGGAGTGGTAATGCTGAAGTCCGGTACCAAAGTAATCATCAACCCCGTCGGTCGCGAGGCCGCGCAACACGGTGAATGGGCTGGTATTAGAGGAATCGTGGCTTCGGAGCAATGTCCAACGAAGTATGTCAGAATTGATTTGGACACTAAGCCCCCCGGCTGGGGCTACTCCTTTGTTATATGTACGGCCAGTTGGGTCAAGCCCGCCAAGCCCCTCTCCAAGCTTGAACAGGCCATAGCCGCTTACGTCAAAGCCGAAATGGCCCAGTTGGGGGTGTCATGAGCCGAGGGGACCACAACAAATATCCCGTTGGTACAAGGGTCAGGTTTGTACCCCCTCGCGGGGAGAATGAAGAGTGGCGGGGTGTTATGGGGTGATTATTGAGAAGGAGGGGCTTAAGAACGCTGTACGCCTCGATAGAAAGCCTGATTTCTGGCACATGGAATGGTGCCACACTTCGGCGGATTGGCTGGAAAAAGCTGACCCTCTTACTCCTTTTGAGGCCGACCTGATTGCTTATATAGACTCCGAGAAGCGTTCGCTAGGCCTGCTCCCCTAGAGTGCCCCTACCCTGCCGCTCCCCCTGTGGTATCCTGGTCGCGACCATAGGAGGACTATATGGAACAAGACGCAACCCAACTGGCCACCAAAATGGACTTGATCGCGGCGGAGCGCCTCAAACTCGTTGAGTGCTACACGAACATCGCCCGGTGGGCGGCGGAGACGGCGGCGCTAGCGACCAATTTGGTTGAAGCCTACGAGGAATGTTCGGGATGAAATTTGCCAAGGGGCAGCGGGTAGTATTTGTAACTACCCCCGACGAGAGTAGTAACCACTACGCCACCCGGTGGGAGCGGATGACATTTACTGTCGTTAGATGCGACAGCAGTGACTTCGTGCATGTCCGGTTGGATAAAAAGGTGGATTATTGGGAGGGGATGGGCGACGGCCTCGATTGTCATTTCAGTATTAAGTTCCTGCACCCCCATCGCGACCACCCCTTTGGAGGCCGACATTCAGACCTACGTGCGCGCCCCATTTAAGGAATTGGGGATATCATGAAATACAGAATTGGCGAGGTAGTCGTGATCAGCCCCCCGCCCAATGAAAGGCACGCCGAACCCTGGAGAGGGATAAGGGTGCGGGTGCTTGAGGTAGGCGGCAGCGAGTATCGTACTCAATTATTGTCCGCCGTAGAAGGCTGGGGGACAGGGGGGATTACTTACTGGTCCGAAGATTGGCTGCGCCCCGACAAGCCCCTCTCCGCCCTGGAGGAGTTGATCGTCACTTATGTCGAGGCCCAAAAGGCGGAGTTGGGGATATGAAATTCAAGAAGGGAGACCGAGTTGTCATAGTTGTTCCAAGTCTTGAAAGCGTTTGTATGAAAGAGGTATGGAATGGCGTACGGGGAACCGTGGTGTCTGCGGACTATAGTGCTTTCAACATGGCGGTTGACGATAGACGTAATAACAAAGGGGAGTGGGGTGGTTATGCGGGGTTTTATAATGAGTGGGGCCGTCTGGAGGTTCCTCTTACCCCTTTCGAAGAACTGATTGCGGCCTACATTGCCGCTGAGAAGAAGGAATTTGGCCTATGAAATACGTTCTGCTCGCCGCCGTCCTCGTTTGTCACGCTCCGGTGAAACACAAATTGCGCAACTTTGCCGACTTATGGTACTCTCGCGTCTGTCATCAGATGGATTCGAAATCGTTGTGCCGACCACATTTGACCTCAACACGACCCCTAAATCCAAAATCGTAGCCGCGATTGATCGGCTACGACTGAGCAATGAAGTGGTCGTGGTCCAGCGTCACAATGACGGCACGATCACGGCGCAACCCATTACGACTAAGGCCGCCCCAACGACGACCTTGGTTGGCTTGGCACAGTTCGACACCAAATTAACCGATATCGTTTCCGATATCAAACAGGAGCGGAGAATGAGCAACATTACTGGGGCCGGATTTCTCGGCAACCAATTCAAGACGGCCCTGGCCGACGTCAAGAACAAGCTGAACAAGGCGGGTTCGGATATGAACGCGGCAGTAACCGAACTCAACGCCAAGGCCGATCAGGCCTCGACCATCGTGAAGCAAATCGAGGCCGAGACCGCCGACCTTACCGCCACGTTGGGCCAGATCACGAACGGGGCACCGGAATAACATAAGAGTGGAAAATGCGGCTCATAGGCGATGTTCATGGGAAGTACACCCAGTATAAACGCATAATTGAGGACGGTCCCCCTTCGATACAAGTCGGAGACATGGGGGTGGGGTTTAGACGTATATCGGGGTATCGCGCAGGGGAATTTACTGAGAACCCCCCTCATGCCGTAATGGTCAAGAATTATGCCCGGTTCATCCGGGGCAATCATGACAACCCCGGAGAATGTCGGAAGCATTCCCAGTGGATCGCGGACGGTCTAATCGACGACAATGTTATGTTCATCGGCGGCGCTATTTCTATAGACAAGGAATGGCGGGTGCCTGATTATTCTTGGTGGGAAGACGAGGAATTGTCGATACCTGAACTTAACGCCTTAGTAGACAAGTATGTTGGGGCTAAGCCGCGCGTCATGATTACGCACGATTGTCCCAACGAGGTAGGGGAATTGTTGCTATCCCAATATATAGCTGGCGGTCCCTTCGCCAAATTGCAATCCAGGACTTGTCAGGCGCTACAACACATGTGGTCGGCGCACTCTCCGACACTGTGGGTGTTTGGGCATCATCACCATAGTTTTGACCACACTTTGCGTGGTACGCGTTTCGTCTGTTTGGCCGAATTGGAATATAGGGATGATCTGCTCTGATCGAGCCACACTCCCTCTCTCCTCCCGCGCGTGCTAGACTGCTAACATGTCTCGTCGCATGCGCCGCACCGCAGGTCTCGACCAACTGGCACCCCCCGTGCCGGTTCGGCTGGCCCCGACTATGAAACCCTTTCCGAAGCCGTTACACGACCCGGCGCAGCAGTGGCGCAACGAACTGTGGGCATACCAATCTGGTCAGACGCGGCGGCGCAATAACAAGATCACGCTACCGGGTGACTACAAAATGGGAGAAGATTAATGATGTTAGTGGTCTGTCTGTTGGCCCTGTTCCTAGGAATGATGACGTGGCTGTACAACCTCTAACGGTCGCTGAGGCCCAGTCCAAATTCCCTGTCGGCAGCCGGGTGACGGTTGATCGCCACGGAGCAGGACCCCCTATTATAGGGGCAATTGTAATCCAACATTACGTGTGGCATAACTTCCACTTTGGATATGCGCCAACTGCTGGTCGCCCTTATGCGGCGGTGTTGAGACCAGATAAGGTCGTCAATCAGTATTGGTACGACGACTTCACATTGGAAAAGCCCCTTTCTCCTCTTGAATTGGCTATCCAAGAGTATATTGCCGCGCAGAAGCGGGAGTTGGGTCTCGATGCCTAGTTTCAGACACACTTGGGGCAAGGCCAGGGTTAGGGACTTTCAGTGGCGGAAATGCCTAACGTGCGACTGCGAGAAGATGCGATTTGTCCATCGGGGTTTTAAACGGACCGTGTACCGTCTTGACGGAATTAAGGACCACGCCCCGGCGTGTGTTGCCCTGTCCCCTTTAGAAAAGGACATTCGCCGCTATGTGACCGAGGCAAAGGCGGAGTTGGGAATATGATTGCCAACACTAGAAAGGAGTTGGAGCAAGCTTTTCCCTTGGGGTCTAGGGTAGTAAGCGACTGGCATGGTGTAAACATTATTGAAGGCTACGGGGATTTCGGGGGCAGCTTCTCAGGACATGGTAGGTGGTATCTTTATCTAACGAAGGTTAGTGATGGGTCAAAACACGGTGCTTGGCCTCGATATTGTCGCATTGATATACCCTCGTCTGAGTTCGAGCAGTCCATTATAGACTACATTCGCGTGGAGAAGGCGGAGTTGGGAATATGACGCTGGAACAAATACAAAGGGATTACCCCCTTGGGACTCGGGTGAAATGGCTCAATGGGCCGCCCGAAGAGGGCAGTGTGGTAAGTTATCACCAATATATAGATCCCGGCGGTTATCGACACGGAACCTATTATCTTGGCTGGGTGCGAGACACTACCACCAGCGTAAGTCATAGTTGGCCCGACCACCTGCTAAAGATCAAGCCCCTTACTGACCTTGAACGCGGGATCAAGGCCTATATTGACGAGGAAATGAAACAGTTGGTAGGATAAGCCATGTTGCTGCTCGCCCTCTACCTGATCACGTGGAAGCCTGAATACGCGCAGGCTCCTCCCGAAGTGCGCCAATGGTACGAGACGCGCGAACTTAATCCCGAGACCCGCCAGCGCTTGCAGGTCCAATGGAAATCCTGCTGCAACCATTCGGACGTCGTTCACACCCAGTTCAGAGTTAATAATAAGGACGGGGCCGACGAATGGTGGTATCAGGACTTGGAGACCGGGGAATGGAAGTTGGTGCCGAAAGACACCGTTCATTACGGCGACCCCGCTCCCGACAACAAACCAACGATGTTTGCGTACATGGGCACAATAACGTGCTTTTTCCCCCCTGGTGGCTCCTCATGACCGACTTTGCTTTCCGTGATTCTTCCCGCCCCGTGGCCCTGTCTGCCCCCGCTGAAGTTCGAAAATCGCGCACCGGGCTGTGGTCAGGTGAACTGCACCACCCAACGGCCCACACTATCACGTTGGGGCATTTTTCCAAGCCCTCTGCTAAGCAAGCGCTGAATGAGCGGGCGCTAAAGGCCTTCGGCCGGGTACCAACATACGTGCACGAAGATGATTAGAGATTTTAGACGAATGTGGCGAATGGAACCGCCGTCTCGATTTTATCCCAAAATTTGGCTTAAAGTCCTGGCCAAGGCGGACAGGGGCGTTCCTGAGTGTCCGAACCCCAAGTACGGTAGTTGGATGGCGCACTACCTTATGCTGCTAACCCTTTGGGCGTGGATACCGGTAGTGGTGCGGCATGATTAAATTGGTCCTGGTGGTTATGGTGACGGGTTTCCCTCCAGCCGTTTATGTCAAGCTTAGTCCAAACATGCAGGATTGCGCCAATCAGGCCACGGCGCTCTTACACAACCTTTCCTCCCGTAGTAAGCCCCTATCCTTTACCGTGGCCTGCTCACCTGGAGCGCCTATCCCTCCGCCCGTGCACCCGTGATATCCTGCTACTGTGCCCGGTAGCCCCCCTCCTCTGGTCTCGGCGATCCCCGACAGGGCCTTGGTGGGCGACCTGCAGGTATCGCGTATCGGCTACCGGGCACACACTGGAGAGAAAGATGACCCACGACGAACTTAGCATGTTCTGCTCTCTCGGGCTAATTGGGACGTTCTTCCCCCGTCTGGCGTGGCTAGCGCTGATGTTTGTCTTGTGTATTCGTAGCCATGGATAGCGTCTCTATTCATCCGCGCTGTACGAAGGGCCGACAGGTCCATGAAAAGCGCAACACCGCCAAGCCTTACAAGTCAGGCAAGGGCAAGCTGGGGAAGGCTATGAAGCGCCTCGCGCGCCGCCGCCTTGCCCACTCCTTGACACTCAAAGTGCTGCCCGCCAAGGATCAGCTTGGTTTCAAGACGCCGGGTTCGATGAACCCCAAGAGGCGATGATGCTTCTCGATCCCGGCCATTATCACCGTTGGAACGCGCTGACTATCGCAGCGATCTTCGTTGGTCTGGCCCTTATATGGTTTGGAGGACGCTGATGCCTTACATCTTGGTGATCCTCCTCCACGTCGCCACGATCCTGCACGTTTACCCGACCAAGGCGGCGTGCGAGGAGGCCAGACAGGAATTGTCGCGTGTCGCTGACCCGCGCACCACAGTTTGCATCCGGGGGAGTTGAAATGCCAATGGTTTGTATGTGGCCCGACTGCCAGGGAATGTACTGCAAGACGTGTTGTCCCCACCAGGACGAGATTGACCGAGCCAACGGCACACATAGGAGAAAGCCATGCCGATGGGGTGCATTTTTCCGGACTGTCGCGAAATCTACTGCCAGGATTGTCCTGCGGGGCAAGAGGGCTGGGAAGAGTTCGAGCCGACAGATTTCCCGACCCCCGAACTCAAGGCGGTCTTCGACGCCGCTTTTGAGCGCGAATTTGGGTCTGCCCCGCTCCGAGCGAGTAGGCCTCGATCCCTCCCGCCCCGCGTGGTAGGATAGGGACATGGTTAAGAGTTTAGTCGCGAGCCCCCATCGTCTAATTGGCATAGGATATCGTCTCTCTCGGGACGAGGATGGTCGTTCGATCCGACCTGGGGGCGCCAATTTATGACTACTCTCGACCTTGACGCCCTCGTTCGCGATGCCGGTACGACGGTAAAGTACAAGGGCGCGAATGGTTATGCCTTCGACACACCGCGCGAGGCTGCTGCTTCGTTGGCGACCGAAGCTATGGAAAAGCGCTGGCGTGATCTTCCTTCAATAAACAGGTTTTACCAAGGACCGTATTGTGGGCAAGGACAATACCGTAGCAGCCCCATTAGCATGGGCGAAGTCCTTTCCTTGGTCTGCGAAGACCCCGCGCTCTTCGAAGACATGATTAAACTGGCGCGATTTACGACGCCGGTTCATAACAGTAAGAAATGGACGGGGCGTTAAAGCCCTGGAATAATTACTTATTGCGGTCTTTTCTTTGTGTTATTACTTTGGAATGTCGAGTGGTCATCGTCACACACACTTCAAGGACATTAAGGCATCCCGGGCAGAGTTGGCCCGGTGTCTCCGCTTGTCCAAGGTCGCGCACCGGCTCTACGACACCAAATTTTCTCTCAATCGCGATTACGACATTCCTTATCTGGCCGGTTACAGCAAAGACGGCCGCATCGTCTATATTGACCGCCACCTTCCAACCTCTCTCCGTATCGGCGGTCGGCTAGTCCACATATTTCCGTTCCTAATCGTACATGAACGGACTGAAAAGGCCTTGCTAGACTTTGCCGGGATGCGTTATAATGAGGCGCACGAACTGGCGACCTTGGCCGAACATAAAGAGTTAGAGCGACACGGGGTGTCGTCCACTCTCTACGAGAAAGCGCTGGACCCCTATATTAAGGCCGACCAGCACGAGAAGATACAGAGAATACCGGCAGAGTTAGACTTCCGGCCATATAAGGACAGTAACGACTACAAATTGATCCAACGGATGAATGAGAAGTTGGTGGCATGATTTCAAAAGTCGAATATTCGAATTTCATACGAGAGGGTGAACCCGCCCTGGCCATCGTTTTTACCTACGACGAGGACTACCAGGACGCCTACGAGATTTGGGGCGAGCGCAACGTAAACAAGATTTTCGACTGCGTGGGGGCGCAACCGACTCCCGAGGCCCTACTCCTCGAATTGTGCAGAATGGTGGGACTGACAGTACATTGAGCGGCGAGACGGCCTTTCAGATACTAGTAATCTGCGGCTTGATAGCCGCGTGCAGCATAGAACTAATAGTAAAGGTGTTTTCATGATCGAGAAAGACGGGATACCGACTTCACGCTGTGAAACGGGCGACCGCTACGATTGTTTGTGTTCGGCGGGTATCAAGCCTGAAGGCCAGATGACGGCGCTATTCAATACGGCGGCTGCCGCCGTGGTAGAATATGACAAGAGTCTAGCTGAATACAAGAAGGGCAAAACGGGTACTCTCTATTGGAGAACACGTCCGTCGTTGGACAATGACGGCCCAAATAGATGGACGATCTATTCTCGCCTCGTGATTTCGGATAAGCCTGAAATTGCTGATCAATTAGACGACGGTAGTTTTATCTGGAGGGAATGATGCCCTGGACTTCGAGCGACGCTTCTAGTTCCACCAAGAAGGCTAAAGGTCCTAAGGCCAAGCGCCAGTGGGCCAAAATAGCTAACAAGGTTCTCAAAGAGACCGGCGACGACGCCAAGGCTAAAATTATTGCTAACGGCGTCATTAAGAAGCGCAAGAAATGATCTGCCCCCGCTGCCAAGGCAAGCGCCGCGTAATCCTTACTTCCAACGACAAGGTCCGGATGGAGGGAGTGCCTATTATAGTACCCTGTCCCGATTGCAACATGCAGGGCTTCGGGTACTGTTGTGAAGGTCTGAACGCCACCCCGGAAGATATTAAGATCGCGATTCTAGGGGATACTGGTGAATTCAGTAGTTGATCAGCGCGCCCGTTTCAATGAGTTGATGCGTCGCCACGTTCGCGAAGAGGATAAGGCCCTGACCGACGACGGGTTCGTGCGAATGGTAATCTACCGATACGAACAGGCCCGCTCCGATTACCTAATTGACCCGAACGAGTGAAAGTGGTATTATCGGGCCATGGCATCCCTTCTGACTATAGCCAAGCCGAAATTTAAGCCTAGTCCCAGTGATGCCCTACCCGCTGGAGTGCATACGGCACTGTCAGCGGCGTCGAAGCACAAGAAGATGGTATCCGGGGTATTACATTTGAAGAAGGAGTCGGCAGGGCATCGGCTCAACCCTACTGCCTTCAATCACGGCGGGAATAAAGCGTTTGGGCAGGTCAAACCGAAGACGAAGGTGGAATAATGTGGACCATTGCATTTGACGTACTGATTTTTGCGGCGGGCTATCTGATCGGCACCAAGGGTGTCCCGGCCACGGTCGCATGGCTGAAGACCCTGGAATCCAAGCGCGCCATTTCGGCGGCGAAGGCCCTGGTCGCCAAGGCGGAGGCGGATGCTGCTGCCCTTGAAGCGGCCAAAAAAGTCGTGGCTACGGCACCGGTCGCCCCGGCTCCCGCTGCGCCTGCAACCCCGGCAGCCTCGTAATGACTAGTATTCGGATGAGTAATATGCATGACCTGGACCGGTTTATGACGGGCAAGCATTCCGATATGCAGCATCCGACGCAGCACAATTTGTCGCCGGTTGAGGGCGATCATTCCAAGTTCGAAGACCGTTATCATATGCACCACGGTACGGCTGACGAACACCGCAAGTACGCGGCGGCTATGGGAGCCAAGGCGGATTGGCATTATGAGCGTTGGGGCAACCCCAAGCAACCGCAGGCTACTCTTGCTCGCGCGGGTGTAGCAGATTTTAAATCGCGAGTGGCCTCGAATTGGCCAGGAGACAAATAATGGGCACGATTAACGAAAAGTTCGTTTCGCCTAGGAAGCGCCTTGGAATGGGCGGCACGATGCCGGACGGCGATTACGGCGTAGAATCGCTGGCGTCCAAGGCGGTGAACGGCCCGGCCGGTGAGGAAGGCGATTCCTACATGCCCGATCACAAGCGCGGTGCGGCTCCCCCGATCCAAGGCAATCAGGCCAATCCGGATCATGGTCCGTCCCACTACAACCACAAGAATTGGTCAAAAGCTTAATGATTATGTCAGGTTCTTCACCCAAGGCACTAACTGGAGGTTCTACAATGGACGACATGTGTGATGACCACCACAAGACTTTTGCGGGTAAAAAGCACCCGGATGGCAAACACAACGACGGAAAACACCTGCACGACCATCAGCGAGCAGTCGGACACCCCGCAATGCACACTAAGGGAAAGCTCCCGTCTCAGTTAAACCCAGATATGGGTCCACACAAGTAAGAGGACGACATGAGCGGTGCGGTCCGCGTAGGTGCCTCGTCCGGCCACGGTACGGCCCGGGGAGCGTCGGCGCAGGGGCAGGTGGTCCCTGGCACCACGTCCGGCTATGGCCCGACGCGGGCCGACTCGGTCGGCTACACGCCCACTAGTCCGAAGAATTACATGGCCCAGCGAGCGATGGCTTTTGGGCCAACAGATATGAAGGCGTTTCAAAGACAGGAGCAGTAATGAAGAAAAAGTTCAATCCAGGTGGTCATAAGGGCAAGCTGCACCGTGAACTCGGAATCCCTGAAGGTAAGAAAATCGGTGCTAAACGACTGGCTAAGGCTGCTCATTCGAGCAATACCGAAATTCGAAATGACGCGATCCGCGCGCAGACGATGGGCAAATGGGCGCACCGGTAAAAACCGGTAAGGCCCCTGTCGTATATAAACAATTAGACTGCCTTACCGAGAAACAAAGACGCTGGGTAGAAGAATACCTGAGGAACGGCAAGAACGGGCCGTTGGCCTACGCGCGTGTTTATGCCCAAAATTGGAAAGAGGGCGACCCTGTAACTAAGAACCACAGGGTAACGTCCACCAATCGGATGCTAAAAAATCCCAAAATAATGAAAATCCTCGCCGAGACTGAGGAGAAGGTCCATAAGGTGACCGTTAAAGTCATGGACAAATATGCCATCACGCAAGAACGGGTGCTGGAGGAGTTGGCGGCACTGGCGTTTACTAATCAAACCGATTTGGTAGAGTGGTCAGAGGGCAAGGTCAAGATTAAGGACAGTGCGGAACTTACTCCCGAGGCCAAGGCGGCGATCACCGAAGTTATCGAGACTAAGGCGGGAGTACGGGTCAAGCTGGCCGACAAACAACAGGCCCTGCTTACTATTGCCAAGCACCTGGGTCTTATGAATGAAAAGATTGAACACGAGCATCGGCACGTGCAGTTCGTGATCACGAAAGACTAAGATGGCCGACACTCACAAGATAGTTTATAGCTACAAAGGCGTCCCTACTATTCGCAAATTCAGCGAAAGCGACGCATTCATGCGGTGCTTGGTGGGGCCTTTCGGTTCGGGTAAGTCAGTCGGTTGCGTCATAGAACTTATTTCCCGCGCTCTCGCGCAAAAGCCCGGTCCGGACGGCATCCGTAGGTCCCGTTGGATCGTAGTGCGAAACACTTATCGCCAGCTAAGCGACTCGACCATTAAGACCTTCCTCGACTGGCTGCCTCCTGTTCATTTCGGCGATTATCGCCAGTCCGACCAATCATATACAATCCGGGCCTTCGAGAATTGCGAGATACAAGTGATATTTCGGGCGCTCGACCGGCCGGATCACGTCGGCAATCTCCTTTCGTTAGAAGTCACGGGCGGCTGGGTCAACGAGGCCCGAGAAGTCCCTTGGGCGATAATTGAAGCTCTTCAGGGGCGTGTGGGTCGATATCCAGCCATGCGCGACGGTGGAGCGACTTGGCACGGCGTATTCATGGACACTAACCCCGCCGACACCGATTCCAAGCTATATAAATTCTTCGTCGAGACCGAACACGACAAGAAATCTGTGGAATTGTTCATGCAGCCGTCTGGTCTTGGCCCTCAGGCTGAGAACCTGGACAATCTTCCCAATGGCCGGGGCTACTATAAGAACATGTCCCTTGGTAAGGACCGCGAGTTCGTTAAGGTCTATTGCGAGGGACAGTGGGGCTTCGTCGTCGATGGTCGCGCAGTGTTCCTTGAGTACAACGACACTGCTCATTGTAATAAAGATATAAAACCGGTTGCCTATGCCCCCATATACAGAGGTTTCGACTTCGGACTTACTCCAGCGTGTGTTTTTATGCAGTTATTACCCACGGGACAGCTTATAGTATTTGACGAGCTTCTTTCTGATTCTATGGGTGTCGATCAGTTCAGCGACGAGGTGATTACTCACTCTTCCGTACACTACCCGGACTGGGAATTCATTGATATAGGCGACCCGGCTGGCGTGCAACGTTCTCAGACTGACGAAAAAACGTGTTTCCAAATTCTCCAATCAAAGGGGATCATGATTGAACCGGGACTCCAATCGGTTGCTATCCGCCTGGAGTCGGTTCGACGTCCCCTCACCCGTTTAGTGGCAGGCAAGCCCGGTTTCCAACTGCACCCTCGCTGTAAGGTCCTGCGCAAAGGCTTTATGGGAGGGTATCAGTATCGGCGGCTACAGACGGCGGCAGAGAAATACACTGCCGTGCCGGACAAGAATCCCTACTCCCACGTGCACGACGCTCTGCAATACCCCTTGACTCGGATTTTCGGTGGTGGTCTAACCGAGCCACGATCTTCCCGTTCTTACGACGATCATTCTTTTGACCAATTTGAGCGCTCCGAAATTACCGGGTACTGAAGTGACTAGCGGCGCGGCGCTCGCCGTGGTAGGATGCGACTAAACGGAGACTGCCCTGATGGCTCACAATCCTTCATACGTTGGCAAGACGCACGTCGTTACCCATCACGACGCTCAAGGAGGTAATCGAGGTAGCGAAGAGCTACACGAAGTTCTCGGGGTCCACGACAATTACGGCGCGGCTCGCAATACTATTGACCAGCACCTGGGGACTAAGGCCAAACGTACAAAGATGGGTAGTGAACACATTTATCATGACCCAAAACTGTCCGATGATGACCTTGGTGATCCCGTTTCATATGCTCAATATCGCATTCATCGCGAAGACAGCCCTGGAAAGTTTACGAAGGTATGACTCTTGACGCCGCTATCAAAGATTTCGAGCGCCTGTTCTTCGCGGTTAAGGACCGTCCGGAACGAAACTCGGACTTGCCTCTGGTCTGGAGCGGCGGTATGTCCCCTTTTGAGGCCATGCCTTACCCCCCTGTCTTGTATTCCGATCAGGAGCATGCTATTTCTGCGTGGCGTCCTTGGGCCATGGCGGCGAAGAATGAAAAGTTCGTGACGGGGGACGAGAAGATGGTTTTGGAGTGGTTTCAGCGCCCTGAGCTAATCGAGTACCAGATCACTATTGCCGACAAGCGCGGCATGCATCGTGCGGTCAAAAACAGATGGGCAGTTAAGTCCCAATTTCAGGTGACAAATGGCTGACTTCGCCTGGAATCCTCCTCCTCGTAACTGGGGCGAACGCCGTAAAGTGGAATCGTGGGCGTATAGGGTCGCTCATAAAGACGCTAAATTAAATGGAGCAACAGGCGAGGACGCCCACGAAGCTGGTCTACGCGCTCAATTTAGTAAGAGGGACGAATTAAAGGGCAGAAAGTGGGGGCCAATAGCTGGTCCCGTTGAACACGTTCCTGAGCATCCCGCTGATATGAGTAGGTTCTGATGGCTGACGAACCCCAGGACGAAACAGAACTCCAGCCGGGAGAGCCGGATCAGGGTGTCTCGCCCCCGGCTGCCCCTTTGCAGTCGCCGCAGGGCACGGATTTCGAGGACAAACACCTCGCCACCCACAAGAAATTGATGGAGTGGGAAAAATCCATAAACATTGCCAAGGACTTGGACGACGAACTGCTTGGCGAAATCGCTCAGAAGGTAATCCGCGAGTACGACTTGGACTACAATTCCTGCTCCGACTGGCGCGAGAAGTCCAAGAAGTCTATGGACTTGGCGATGCAAGTGGCCGAGGCCAAGTCTTATCCGTGGCCCCGTGCTTCCAACGTTATCTACCCCCTGATGACTAATGCGGCCATTCAATTCGCGGCTCGCGCCTACCCTGCTATCGTTTCTGGCAAGGAAGTGGTCCGGGGGACGACGGTAGGTTCGGACGACGGTGTACCAATGATAGGGCCGCAAGGTCCGGTCATTAACCCTCAAACGGGTCAACCGGCCTACCAAGTTCCCCCTGGTGCCAAGAAGGAACGGGCGCAGCGCATCGGCGAACACATGTCGTGGCAGTTGCTCGACGAGCAACCCGAATGGGAAGAGGAAACGGACAAACTCCTTCATATCCTCCCCATCGCTGGCTGCGTGTTTCGAAAGTCTTATTTCGATAGCGCCAATGGTCGCAATGCTTCGATCATGGTGCCCGCCCCTCAACTCGTGATCAATTACTGGGCGAAGTCGGTCGAGACTGCGATGCGTCTTACCGAGGAAATACGACTATACCCAATTGAAATTACTGAGAACGAGCGGGCCGAGACGTTCCTGGAAATCAATTATCCAGTGGCGTCTTCGGACAGCCAGAAGGACGACAAGCGCCCCGTTGATTCTTCCGACGACGACGCCCCGCACATTTTCCTTGAACAGCACCGTTGGTTGGACCTGGATAAAGACGGCTATCCGGAACCCTACATCGTTACCGTGCACAAGTCGATGGCTAAGGTCGTGCGTATCGTGGCGCGATACGATTCCGAGGGCGTCCACATTAACAAGCAGTCGGGCGAAATTACCAAGATCGACCCTATCCACTACTACACCAAGTACGACTTCCTGCCCAATCCGGACGGCGGCATTTATGGGGTAGGGTTCGGTCAACTCCTTCGCCCCATCAATGAGGCGATTAACACCACGCTGAACATGATGATCGACGCTGGCCACCTTCAGGTCGTCGGCGGCGGGTTCATCGGTAAGGGGCTGTCAATGCACACGGGGGCGGTTCGTTTTACCCCAGGCGAGTACAAGACCGTAAACGTGGCGGGCACAACCGTCCGTGAGAACATAGTGCCTCTGGAGACACCCGGGCCAAATACGGTCCTATTCCAACTGCTCGGTATGCTGACCGAGGCGGGCAAGGAAATAGCTTCAGTCAAGGACATTCTGACCGGCGAAGCTTCTCAGGCCAACGTCCCGGCGACAACCACTCTGGCTCTTATCGAGCAAGGGCTGAAGACCTTTACCGCCATCTACAAGCGCGTGCACCGGGCGCTCAAAAAGGAACTCGACAAACTTTATCGTCTGAACCGCATATACTTGCCCGCGATTTCAGGGTACAGCAAAAACAACGAGTGGAAGAATATAACGCAGCAGGACTACGCCCAAGGTTCGGGCGTGGAACCCCTGTCCGACCCTTCAATGGTGTCGGACATGCAGAAATTGGGCCGCGCCCAGTTCTTGCTCCAGTTCGCGGGAAACCCCCACTTCAACCCGGTCGCGATTTACCAAAGGGTGCTGGCGGCAGCATCTATCGAGAAGCCCGAAGAGTTGCTGGTCACCCAGTTGCCCCCCAATCCGGAGGTTATTGAGAAGGCCGCGAAGCTTGAGGCCACCCACGAGAGGGTTGCGGCGGAAGCATCCAAGGACTACGCACAGGCCATCCTGTTCCTTACTCAGGCTGCCAAAGTGTCAGGCGACGCACACTTGGCCTGGATCAATCAGCAACTCGAAATCTTTAAGGCACACTTAGAAGGAGTCAGTAATGGATCAGAAAGTGGACCCGCTCAAGGGAGTAACCCGGCTGGACTACCTCCAGTTCCAGCACCACCCAGTGTCAATTCTCCGACGCCGTTTTCTGGAGGATTATCAGGCGCAGGTCAAGGAGGCGGTTTGGGCGCACTTGGTGGGGGACCGCCAGGGGCCGGTTGATCACGAATACATTGCCGAAGCTATAGGACGTTGCAAGGCGGCGGCAGAGTTCGCCGAACTGCCCTACGAGGCGATACAAGGGTTTTATGGAGTCGAACCGACTAGACCGGACGACGAGAGCGTGGTAGGATAGGGGCATGGCTGATGACAAGAATGTTTTCGCTTTCAAACCACGGGTTAAGCTTAATAGGTATGTCCTACACACTGATAATCCAGACGTTCGTAAGGCCAATTCTTCGAAAATGGACCCCGAGAAACACGGGTTTGTGCCGGTCCACACTTACGATAATGGCGTAAAGGAGCATGTCGAACCTGATGGTGGTTCAGGCCTGTTTGTTCACCACGCCGCCAACATAAAAGAGGCCCGCGCCGCGATCCATGGGGCTATGGAGAAGGCTTCCACTAGAGATAAAGCAGCCTTCGACCAGAAAATGGGGCAGGGTGACGTGTTGTTTCAGCGCGGAATGGCCGAAATTAAACCGTTTAAGCCAAAGAGTTGACCTTAATAACTTCCTATGTTTTATTGCGTCTATAGTTATTAGTAAGGAATCAGAAAATGGCTACATCTTCTCTCGCGCCTAAGCTTGTTAAGACGTCTATTGCCCAGTATACCCCCGCCAAATGGACCGGCACCGATACGTCAGGTCTCCACCCTCTCGGCGATAGGGTTCTAGTTCTCCCCGACAAAGCCCCCGAAATGATCGGCGGCGTCCATATCCCCGTTGACGTTACTGCTCGTAATACGCTCGCCGCTGAAGGCGGCGTGATTGTAGCTATTGGCGACGGGGCCTTCAAGTGGAATGCCGACAAGTGTACAGTCTATCAGGGTCGAACCCCCCAACTTGGTGAGCGTGTCGCTATCGAGCGCTATTCGGGTCAGCTTTTCTACGGCCTCGACGGCGAAATTTACCGTCTCATGGAAAGCGCCTGCGTCGGCGCTGTGATCGAGACGAAACAATGATTGAAGTCCAGAGCGACAAGTGGGACGCCGTAGGCGAGGCCATTAAAGCTGCCTTGAAAACCAGTGTTACAGTGGACGGTCACAGTTTATACTACGCCACTTTGGATTATAAGGGGCAAGAGGTAGAAACGGCGGTAGCGTTGGCTTTAATGTCGTTAGTTAATTCTTATGTTCGACCTAAAGGCCTGCAATTTATGACTGGATTTGGTACAGACAAGGAGAAGGTGTTCTAATGCCTGCAGAAGCAGAACAAATTGAAGAGGAATTGCCGCCCGAGGGCGAGACCCCTCCGGAACCGGAACTCTCCGCCGAGGACAAGCAGTATGAGGAGCGCGCCCGTCGCCAGGGCTGGCGTCCCAAGGAGGAATACAGCGGCAACGCGGACCGTTGGGTCGATGCCAAGACGTTCGTCTTGCGTGGTGAGGCCGAACTACCCTTGATCCGCGAGCGCTTCCGCAAGATGGACCAACAGTTCGCCGAGACCAAGACTGAACTTAACGACACCAAGAAGAAATTGAGCGAGGCCTCGGAAGTCCTGGTCGAACTACGGGATATGTCGCTTAAGGCCGAAGAGCGGGCCTATAATCGGGCGATGCAGGATATCCGTCGCAAGCAACAGGCTGCAGTCCGCGAGGCCAACGAAGAGGCCTTCAATGCGGCGGCTGCCGAAGCTGAACAGCTTGGACCGCCGCCTGCTCCCCCGCCGAAACGCCCTGATCCGGCTGCGCGGACCGAGACCCCGCCGCCTCCGCCCAACACTGTTCAGCCCGACCCTGCCGTGATACAATGGGTAGGTGAAAATCCTTGGTTCAATAATGACCAAGTCCTACACTATTACGCCATCGACGAAGAGAACAAGGTTAAGGCCGAATTCCCGGGCATGTCGGTCGCCGAGCAACTAGCAGAAGTGAAGCAGCGCACGATGGACCGATTCCCCGAGAAATTTAACAATACTAGGCGTCGGGCACCGCCCGCAGTGGCTTCGAGTCAGGCCCCGCCTGCTAAGGCCAAGGGCAAGACGGTGAAGGACCTACCGCCCGATGCCAGGGCTGCTTTGGCCAAGTTTAAGGCCCAAATGCCCAAGTACACCGACGCAGAGTATTTGCGCATGTATTACGGCCCTGACGAGGAGATTGCCTAATGAACGACCAACCCACTTCGCGCGCCAATCCGCCCCGAGTCCCCAAGGATGCGCGTCAACCTTTTGGTTCAACTACGCAGAAATTAGCCTATCCTCCGCGTCCGGGTTTTCATCGTCACTGGTTTAACGATGATCCGGGAAGAATTGACATGGCCGTTGCGGCGGGTTATACTCATGTCATTGGCAAGGATCAACAGCGCGTTTGCCGAGTAGTTGGCGTTAATGCCGGTGGTGGTCCGTTGCACGGGTATCTCATGGAGATTCCCGAAGAGTGGTATCAGGAAGATATGGCCCGCCAGCACGCGGAAACCGAAAAGACGATGGACGCAGTGCGACGCGGAGCTATTGCAGGACAGCCAGGAGTTGACGGTCGTTACATTCCCGAAGCGACACCGATTCGCATTTCGGGTGGAAAACGGTCCTCTTAGAACTCTTTGGGAAATCACATTGCAACCTGATGCCCTCGGAGTATTTTAGCTCATGGCTAACGCAAATCTTCCGCGAGGACTAGTCCCTTACGCCCATTACGACGGCAGCGTTTGGAATGGTTCCGCCAACCTCTATTACGTCGCGGCAGGCTATGGCACTGCCCTCTATATCGGCGATCCGGTCGTCACCCACTCCGCTTCCAACGATGCGAACGGCGTCCCAGCCGTTAACTTGGCCGCTTCTGGCTCTCCTATCGTGGGCACGGTTGTTGGTATCGCCAACGGTGGCCCGCTTGCTGCGGCCCCCATTACCGTTACCCGCGATCTTCCCATTTACCACCCGGCGTCCACTGCCCAGTACATTCTGGTCGCGGACGACCCGGAACTCCTGTTCTGGATTCAGGACGACGCCTCCGCGCAGGCGACCGCCCCGAACCTTTGGTCAGGCAAGAATGCCAACCTCGTTTCGGGTAGTGGTTCCACTACGACTGGCTACTCGGGGTGGCAGCTTCAGGCCTCTTCGGTCGCCACTACTTCCACCCTCGACCTTAAGATCATGCGGGCGTTGAACCAAGCAGACAACACGGTTAGCTCCACCGCGAATACCAACATGAACGCCAAGTGGCTGGTTAAGTTGAATAACTACCAGTACAATTGGCAAACGGCGGGAGTTTAATCAATGGCAACCGTTATTACAACTGGCGCACACCCGAAAGCTTTGTGGCCCGGTATCCAC